TATTTTGGGAAGAATGGTGGGAAGAACGGGAAGAAGGGGAAGAACGGTGGGAAGAATGGGAAGAACGGGAAGAATGGGAAGAATGGTGGGAAGAACGGGAAGAATGGTGGGAAGAACGGTGGGAAGAATGGGAAGAATGGTGGGAAGAACGGTGGGAAGAATGGGAAGAATGGTGGGAAGAACGGTGGGAAGAATGGTGGGAAGAACGGTGGGAAGAATGGGAAGAACGGGAAGAACGGTGGGAAGAACGGTGGGAAGAATGGGGGGAAAAATGGGGGGAAGAACGGGAAGAATGGAGCAATAGTAGTTACGTTGTTAGATGCTGGTGATGTTGCTGATGTTCCATTAGCATTTACTGCTCTAACAGTGTAAGTCTGTGCTGTATTTGCTTCTTGTCCAACAGAGACTGAAGTTCCTGCTGTTGAGTTAGTCTTGCCATCTGATGCTGCCCAAACATAAGAGGTAATTGCACTTCCTCCGTTTGCTGGTGCTGTCCAAGAAACTGAGTCAGCATCTACTCCTGCTGTTGCAGTTGGTGCTGAAGGAGTTGCTGGTACTGTTGTTACTGTTACTGCAGCAGAAGCAGCAGATGCTGCGGAAGTTCCTGCAGCATTAGTTGCTGTTACTGTAAATGTTACAGATGCTGCTGACGCAATACCTTCAACAATAAGTGGAGAAGATGCTCCAGTTTTTGTTTGTCCAGTACTTGCTGTTACTGTAAAAGATGTAGCAGCAGGAGAAAGTGCTGGTAAAGAAAACGCTACAGAAACTGCTCCATTATTGAAGGCTCTTCCTGTTCCAACGTTTGTTCCTGTAACACCTGTTGGTGCTAATGGCTCCAAGAAGTCATTTGACGCTTGGGACTTTCTACCTGATTTCTTACCTGCTGCCATTTGTATCTCCTAATTTCTTATTGAATTTTGTATTACGCTGTCAAGTCGCCGTAGACAACCCATGTGTTTTCTGCTCTCTTGAAAAGAGTTGCAGATGACCACTGAGTTCTCAACTTAAGACCTGGTGTTGCATTTACGGTAACTCCTGCTGCTCCAGCAATCGTTACTTGACCTGCACCAGTTTGAAGAATATCTAAAGATGTTCCTACTGGGTAAGCAATTGATGAATTTAGCGGAATTGTTAATGTAAGTGCTGATGCTGAACCCATTTCAATTAAATCATCTCTGTGATCTAGCGTTGATAGAGTATAAGATGCTGTCTTTTGTGTAATTGGTGTGTATGAATCTACCTTTGTTGCAAGTGATGTTGTAACTGTTGAAGCAAAGTTAGCATCATCGCCAAGTGCTGCAGCAAGTTCGTTAAGGGTATTAAGTGCGTTTGGTGCACCATCAATAACTGCTGTTACTTCTGCAATTGCTTCAGACTTTGCTGTTGCGATTGCTGTTACAGTTGCTGTTGAAACTGGCTTGTCAGCATCTGATGTATTGTCAACATTTCCAAGACCTAGAGTGGTTTTTGTAACTGCTGCCACATCTGCAGTTGTTGCAAGAAGTGATGTGTCTGCGATGCCGTGTACATTTAGTGTTTCTGCATTGTGATCAGTAATTGCATCGTCTGCATATGTCTTTGTTGCTACTGTTGAGTCGATATCAAACTGCTCATCTTCTGAGTTCCAGTCAATTCCAACGCCAGCAAGTGCTGATTGGTCTATAACTGCTCCGTTAACCGCATCTGTAAGTTGTTGCTGTGTAACAAGAACAGTTGTATCATTAATTCCATGTACATTTGATGTATCTGAATTGTGTGTCGATAGGGCTGTATCTGCTGCTTCGCCTGCTGCAGTAATTGCTTCTGTTTTAGCAGTTGATACATTTCCTGTTGTTGCTAGAAGAGAAGTATCTGCAATTCCATGCACATTTGTTGTATCTGAATTATGTGTTGAAATCGCAGTTGATGAAGCCGTTGCTGCATCTGCAATTGCCTCTGACTTGGCAGTTGACACATTTGTAAGAGTTGCTAGAACTGAAGTGTCTGCAATTCCGTGAACATTTGTTATGTCTGCTTCGTGAGCAGAAAGTGCTGTTGCAGCACCTTGTGCTGCGGTAGCAACATCTCCTGTTGTTGCAAGAAGTGCTGTGTCAGCAATACCATGAACAAGTGTTGTGTCTGAAGCGTGTGCTGCTAGTGCTACTGCTGCTCCTGTTGCTGCTGTATTAACATCTCCTGTTGTTGCAAGAAGAGCAGTGTCAACAATACCGTGAATCATAGTTGTATCATTTTGGTGGTTTGTTAGGTTTGTTCCCATTGTTAAATAAAATTGTGGATCATCATTGATCGCTTGTGCCAACTCATCAAGAGAATTGAGAAGTGCTGGCATGTCGCCACCGATGATGGCTGCTAGTTCTGATGCATTAGCAAAGTACTGTAATGCTGACCATGTAGATGAGCCATTACCCATCTTAAACTTACTTGTGTCGGTTTCAAAACCGATCTCACCTGCTGCTAGAATTGGGTTTGCAGCCGTCCATTGTGCTGCAGTACCTCTGCGCTGTTGCATTCTTGTTGCCATTTATATATTCTCCTTATGGGGGCTGCCCATTAACTTATCTTATTATAACATCAATTTTTTAGTTGAAGTTATCTACTACACTACCGCCATCGAATACAACTGTCCAAACTGTCGAGTCTGGTCCACCTGCATCCAAACCTACACCCAAGGGGCTGTTGAATGATCCACCTTCATAGAACTGGGATACTATGAAACCAGTTCCATCAATTGCGGTATCGTGAATGTGCTGTGGTAAGTTATTTGTATCATCGATAGTTGCTTGGGTATACCAAATTCCATCGTAATAAAAATTAACTCTGTTTGTTCCAGTGTCTAACCACTGAGTTCCATTAGTTGGTGAAGAAGGAGCAGTTGAGCCAACAGCCATTGATCGGTTATCGACATACTCCTTAGTTGCTGCATGGGCATTAAGAGTTGGGGCTCCTACTGTTACTGCATCTCCGAATGTACCGCCGTTTGCTACGACTAACCCATTCTTGACCTTGAAGTCTTTATCGACTGTTGCCATTTACTACTCCCTCTTCCAACTATTTTTATTTTTTATTAAACTAGAAGTGTACCCATAACAGTAACTGTTGAGTCATTGTTAGCGGTTGTTACCTGTAGTTGTACGTTTGCTCCTGAAATACCTGCTGAAATTGATGACGCTGAGCCATTTGTTCCAACAATTCCGTATTCAGTGATTGCAATGTTATCTGAAGAGTCAAGTGTCAAAAGGACCTTTGATATTTCAGTATGTGTTCCGTAGGCAACCTTTACAAGGTATTCTGCTGAACGGTAGTCAGCCTTTGCGAAGGCGTGTGCTACTTGAATTCCTGCTGTTGGTGCTGAAAGTGTTGCTGCGACCTGCTTAGCAACTGAGTTTAACTCAACTGAAGTAAATGAACGATTTGTTCCATCTACTGCAGTACGAGCACGAGCATCTGTAAAGTAAAGGTTTGTACCTTCTGCAAGATCAGTTGTTGTAGAATCTGCTACACCGTTTTCTGCGGTAATAGTAAGTCCTGCACCTGTTCCTGTGATTGTAATGTTTGTAAGTGAAGCACCAGTCAAAAGACTTGCTGCTGAAGACTTAGCACGAGCATCTGTGAAGTACTGTGTTGTTCCTTCTGCTACATCGTCTGTTGTAAGTGCATCTGCGTGTGCGATTGCTGCTGCTTCTGCTGCATTTGCCTTTGAAGTTGCATCTGCTGAGGCAGTTGCTTCTGCTGCTGCTTGTGCAGCGTTAGCCTTTGAGGTAGCATCCGATGATGCTGTAGCCTCTGCTGCAGCCTGTGCTGCATTAGCCTTTGAGGTAGCATCTGATGATGCTGTTGAAATTGCATTTGATTCTGCTGAATCAACATATGCCTTTGTTGCTGCATGTAGGTTGCTTGTTGGTGCACCTGAAAGTGTCAAAGCACCTGTCATTGTGTCGCCAGCCTTTGAAACCTTTGTTCCTACTGATGTAGCAAGGTCTGTTGCATAGTTTGGATTATCTCCAATTGCTGCTGCCAACTCATTGAGTGTATCAAGAAGTGCTGGTGCTGAATCTACAAGTGCTGCAATTTCAGTGTCTGTGTAAGCCTTAGCATCTACCTCTGCTTGGTCAGCGTATGCCTCGTAAGCAGTTGTGATTGCAGTTTCACGAGTGTCTGTGTAAGCCTCTGCTGCTGTCTGAGCAACGCTAATTTCTGTTGCTGTCTTGTATGCTGACCAAACCTCTGTTGAAAGGTTTGATGCATCATTGATCAAGTCATCTGCGTAGTCTTTAGCATCTTGCTCTGCTGTGTCAGCGTATGCTTCGTAAGCAGTTGTAATTGCTGTCTCACGAGTATCTGTATATGCTTTAGCATCTACTTCTGCTTGATCAGCGTATGCTTCGTAAGCAGTTGTAATTGCTGCTTCTCTTCCATCTGTGTAAGAGTTTGCTGCTGCTTCTGCTGCATCTGCTGAACCTGCTTCATCATAATAAGCATCTACTACTGTACGATCAAGTGAAAGTTCTCCACCTGCTGAAACATCAAACTGGTTTGATACTGACTTGACTAGTGTTTCTCCACCAATCAAATCAAGAATGTATTGATCTCCTGCATTTTCTGTAAGAATTACCTCACCGTTGATTGTACCTTGTAGGCCTTCAACGACGAGTCCACTCTTAATCTTAAAATCTTTATTTACTGTTGCCATTTTTTATATCTCCTTTTATTATGCCTTAAGTCCAATTCGTGCGAAACGAACTGTGACTGGCTTGATCGCTTGGTCTGGAGTGACTGTTAAGGCCACGGTATTTCCAGTGCGAGAGACATTAATGGTGCCAATATTCCCATCATTGTCGATTGTTCCGTATTCGCTGACATTTACATTTGTACCGTCAACGAGAATTGTAAGTTCGGTTGCATAGAACTTGTTGTCCCCTGCAGTGGTCTTTGATATTGAAACAATATACTTGACCATACGCCAAACTGTAGCATCAAAGTTATCAACAACAGTTACGTTTTCAATACCAGTGATTGTATTTTCATTATTACCTGCAGAGCCCAAGTCTGTTGACTGAGCAGTTGCGGTATCGATTAAATCTTCATAGTTTTCTTGAGTAGGTCTATCTCCTGTTTGGAATAGAGCCTTAACTGATGGAATTGATACTTTGGCCATGTAGTGATTATATCATCCCTTTTAATAGTACTATTAAAGAATATAGTTACTATAACCAATAACTTGAAGAGGAATTGGAGGTGGATTTGTTTTAGAGTATCCAAACACACTTACATTTATAAACTGAACTCTAAACGGCAAAACCTCTTGAACCCTAGCCTTTGGCTGGAAGTGATCGATCTTTATTCTTTTGACATCAAGATCTTGAATCTGTGTATGAGCAAGCCTATGGGTTGTTCTGTAAAACTCTTGTGATAGTGGGGTTAGGTTTGTTGGCATTACTGCGTTACATCTTCAAGGATAACCATTGACCCTTTGGCTACCGTCCAAACTCTGCCTTCTGATAGAAGTTCTGTGAGTTGGATGTCGAAGATATCTCCTGTCTCAAGAAGTTCTGATTGAGAGGATGTAAGGTTTACAGTAAAACTTCCTTCTGTGTCCTGAAACTCAATTGGCTCAGGGGATAAAGAAACAACAACCTCATCAGTTGAAGGACGATAAATATCCATAGCAACTTCCCAATCATCAAGAAGAAGTGGCTCTCTAGCATCATTGGTTACATAAACACGAAATGCTGCAGAATCTCCACGAACAACAGTCCAACGAATTTCTGGTGGTGCTGAACCTAGCGCATAAGAGTCTGTGGGTTGATTTCTGAAGGTAGCCATAATGTTATTATATCACGACAATCCGTCTTTGAGTGCTCCCCAAGTACCGTTGCCTTTTGTTTGAACAATTAACATTCCTCCAAGTGCAAGGGTTGCTTGAATTGCAACGACTGCTATATATCTTGCTGGTCCAGTAGATGGACGACCTGCAACAAGAGTTCCATTATTGTCTACATAAATTTTTGTTCCAGCAGGCCCTAAGTCTGTTGTGTTCATTTGAATAACTCCAGAGACAATAACAAGACCGTTGGTATTTGTTGCAATATCATTTTTCACCAAACCAAGAATTGGAACATCTGGATTATGGGAAACACTTGATGGATTATATTTTTCAACTAATGATTTTCCAGAAACACTTCCGCTAATAAAAACTGGAGTACCCTGAGAAATTGCTGCGTTTGTGGTATTTCTAACATCAATATATGCTGCTCCGTATCCTAATGGGGGAAGAATATTATTTAGCGCATCTACCAATACCTTGAAATCTCCGTGTACATTGACGGGATCTGAGGCAATAGGGTATGAAAGCGAAGTAGGATAGTTAGATGCATATTGTGGCATAATCTTTATTATACCACCCTCTGAAGTTGCTTTTTGAAAAATCTCATGATATACTTGGTAGTAACACCTACCAAGGTGTTATTGTTTTCTAAGGAGGAAACTATGATTAAATTTATCGAAAGAAACAAAGAGATCATTAGCACACTCAGTATCGTAGCATTAGTAACTGTTTTGTCGAACGGAGCCAATGCTGATTCAGGTCTTGATACTAAGAACAATCTTAGCCTTGAACAGGCTCAGACATCGGAAACCACCTCGAAAGAGGTTTTTTTGGTTTCTAAGGCAAAAAAGTTAGAGAGTTTTGAGAATAAGGTTTCTCTGACTGATTTAGAACTAAAAGAACTGCTTTCGCTAGTAGGCTTCAAGGGCAAAGACCTTGTTGTGGCTTGGGCAGTAGCAAAGAAAGAATCTAATGGACGACCATTGGCCTTTAATGGCAATCACAAGACTGGCGACTCGTCTTATGGTATGTTCCAAATTAATATGATTGATGCTCTTGGTCCTGATCGTAGAACCAAGTTTGATCTTGACTCAAATGCTGAGTTATTCAATCCCGTCAAGAATGCAGAGATTGCATACTATATGACAAACGGTGGAGATGATTGGTCCTCATGGAAGGGCATCACTCCAAGAACCAAATACTGGATGGCTAAATTTCCTAAGTAATACATAAAAAAGAATACCCCCTTGGAGAAATCCTTGGGGGTATTTTTATGTTAAAACTTACTGTGTGCCTCCCAGCCATACTGGAAGGAACTTTGAGGAGTTTGAAGAAAAATAATGACGAACAACATGTGTGTCTTTTTTGTCTTCAACATGCATTAAAACATCATCTTTGTCGAAGTATCTATGAAGATTCCTTGAACTAAAATAGTCAAATACCGAATATTGAATTATTACCCAGGGTAATTGATAGTAGTCTTTTTCAGAAAGAAGTGTTTTATATTTTTCTAAAGTGTAGTTAATATATTGTTTCATTGATGATAGACACATGTTTTTGTGCTTTAAAATATTTTTACTAATAACTGTTATTCCATCATTTATAGCAGGGTATATCTTTAATGTTTTAGTTAGGTCATCACAGGTATCTTCTCTGCTCCAAAGAAACTCTGTATTTCCATATTTTTCAAAAAGTTCTTCTGGATCTCTAAAAAACTCAGTATCTGTGTCCATATTAATAATATTATCAAAATCAAAATCTTCTAGGCCTCTAAAAGCATTAACCCACCTATGCTCAACCACTCCTGCACTCCAAAATCCTGAGTGCCAATCTAAACTTATAATATTATCAAAATGTATAAACTCTGTGTTTGGATCTTCTGGAAAATAAACAGAATGGCTATCTGGCAATCCAGGCTTATGAGAATAGTAAATTTTTACACTTATGTCTTTGTTTATTTTTCTCAAAGTATTTAGTGAATGAGACAACTGCTTATACATATGGTTGTGCTCAATGCTTATCTTTTCATCAAGAACCATAGAAACCACTATTCCATTTTTCACTCTAAATCTCCAAACATAAAAGATATGGCTGCTCTTGGAGTTAAAGATGTTACTTCATGCATAACAGTTTTTGGAACATAAATAACATCTCCTGGATTAAGTGTATGCACCTCAGACTCGTCTTCATCAAATATTGTCCATGTGGCAGAGCCAACAAACTGAGCATAAATGACATCTATGGGGTCATTGTGCTTACTTGTTGTGGGCTCTTTAGTTGTAAAACTTACTGCCCCAAAATATCCAATGCATTTGCTAGGCTTTGATAACTCTTGGTGTAACTGTGTTAGTTTGTTTGCTTTATCTTCAACCCCTGGAAAATTTTTCTCATTAATGTTTTCTAGAGTCAATGTTAGTTTCTGAAAAAAGTTTATATTTCCGATAACCTCTTTACCAAAAACTATTCCGTTCTTTGGATTGCTTAGATCATACGCATCATTAATAGAATTAATAAAATTGTTCCAGGAGTAGTCTTGATTAAAGAAGTTATTTACAACAACTACATTTCCCTTATTTGTTTTCATTTTGAAGTTCCCATTGCTCTTCTGTTATTTGCCCTCTTACCACCTGAAGATATTCTACTCCCTTGGTAAACCACCAATGGTCTGGCTCAGCAAAGTGAAAGAAAATCATAGCAACATGATTAGTTTCTGGGTTAGGAAATTTTTCACGCCAGTGCATTTGATCATTACCGTAGTACGCAAGTGCCTGATTTTTATAAAGAGTATATGCCTTGTCCTCAACAAAAAGGTCCCACGGCTCATTCTGATAAACACACATATCTAGAGTGTAGGTACATGCATTATCATCTTTGTGCTTATAAAGACTTGGTTCGGGATCTTGACCCTCATAATGTGCAAATAGGGTATATGTTGGAAGAAGTGTTTCACTATTAAATATTTCTCTGGCAGTTTCTGTTAGTTTGTCTGCCAACTCTCCTAAAATTGGTAGTCCACCATCTCCAATACAGTACCTGCTAAATCCAGGGTCAAAGCCAAAACTCTTAGGATTATCTAAAGATTGTAAAAGTCTTGAGTAATCCTCATCGCTTAACAAACTATCTACTAGTATTGGCTCTATCATCTTAACCAACTAACGACTGCATACCTTTCTCCCTCAGTTACTGGAGACACAGAATGGTTGTATACATAAGTTGATGGGAAAACTATCATCTGATTTGCTTTAGGCTTAAAAGAAAGATTAAATCTTGGAAAATTTAATTCTCCTCCAGAATAGTTATCGTTAAGATAATACAAAGTTGACACTCTTCTATGGTAATCTGGATGATCATCTATGTGATTTGTAAATTTTTGACCTACCCCATATTTTAAAATTTGATAAGAGTCATGCCAGGAGCAGGATATTCCATAATTATTTTGATAATTGTTTTCTATAGAAACCAAGTTTTCTAAAAAAAGATTAGCCATAGAGGTATAGAATGTTGAACTTACACTTGAGTAATCATCTTTTTCTGTTTCTGAATATGGAATACTGATGGTTTGTGTGTCTCTTGACTCTGTATTCACATTTGTCTCTACAGCATCCCCGATTCCAGTTTTTACCCGTGCTGCTTGCCATTCTATTTTTGCTGACAACATACCTTCTTCAAGGTCAAAAACAAAAGTTTTAAAAATATCTTCAGGAATTACATTTTCATAAGCCATGATTCCTGGTGCAATTTCGGTTCTTTCTATAGCCCTATATTTATTAAAAATTATTCCTTTATCGTTTTCCCAAAATACCTTTTCCATGTTACCACTTCCCTAATGGACATACTGCCACTTGTAGTTTTGTTTTGGCTATCATAAAACATCCGCACTTTTTGCATTGTTTTGTTAATTTAATTAGTTCTGGACATGCTTTACAGATAGAGTATCTTTCTTCTGCTACCTCGGCAGTAGCCCACTCTGTTGAGGGGTTTACAATGTCCCAAGGCCTAGTTTCTCCCAAATTTTGTTTATATTTTTGCCAAGGAGTTAGTTCTTCTGACATTTATATCTCCTTCTATAGTTGTTTTATTCTATTATACACTATAGACTAGCATCCGCAATCGCCATTACAACATGATGGGCAAGGCTCATAGCAATAATTTCTGATACATCCAGTACATCCTCCTGTTGGTGTTGGTGCTACAGGAGTAGGTGCTACTGGGGTTGGTGCGACAGGTGTTGGCGCTACAGGAGTAGGTGCTACTGGGGTTGGTGCTACTGGTGTAGGTGCAACTGGTGTAGGTGCAACTGGTGTAGGTGCAAAGAATGGTGGGAAGAACGGTGGGAAGAATGGGAAGAACGGTGGGAAGAACGGTGGGAAGAATGGTGGTGCTACAGGTGTAGGTGTATTCCATGGAGTTGATGAACACTCTCCAAACTCTGTGCTGTAGTAATATCCACAACTCTGGCATTGTGACTGATTAAGAATTGATGGATCTGCACAAATGTTAACAGGTGCTACTGGTGTAGGTGCTACAGGTGTAGGAGCAACTGGTGTTGGAGCAACTGGTGTTGGAGCAACTGGTGTTGGTGCTACAGGTGTAGGGGCAACTGGTGTTGGAGCAACTGGGGTAGGTGTATTCCATGGAGTTGAAGAACACTCTCCAAATGTTGGTGACCAGTAGTATCCGCAGCCCTGGCACTGTCCTTGTGTAAGGATTGAAGGATCTGCACAAACATTAACAGGTGCTACTGGTGTAGGAGCAACTGGTGTTGGAGCAACAGGTGTAGGTGCTACAGGTGTAGGTGCAACTGGGGTAGGTGATACGCTAATACATTCACCAAACTCTTGGCTCCATACTAATCCACATTCAGCACATTGTGACTGAGGAATTAAACTCCAGTCTGGGTTACAAGGGTTTACAGGAGTTGGTGCTACAGGAGTAGGAGCAACAGGGGTTGGTGCTACAGGAGTAGGTGTTCCATCACATGGAAATGCTGGTAATGCTGGGTAAGATGTTCCTTCTGGTCCATAAACACATACTGTTGCAGCCACGTTATTGCAACTAGTATTATTGGTGTCGCTTGTGTAATTAGCAGTAGTTCCATCGTTTTCTCTTGTAGAGCAATACCATTGATTTGTAGGTACAGGTGTTGGTACAGGAACTGGTGTTGGAGTAACTGGTATAGGTGTTACAGGTGTAACTGTGCATGTTGGATCTGATGGAGCAGAATTTGCTTGACATACAAAATTAGTTAAATTTGGATAAGCCTGAAGTGCGAGAGCCTCTATCTCTGCACAAGATGCTCCAGTATTGTTTCCAATTACACTACCATTTGAACAGAATTTTGCATAATAAGTTGTTGATGGTATTGGAGTTGGAACAGGGATAGGGATAGGAGCAAAGTATGGTGGGAAGAATGGTGGGAAGAATGGAGGGAAGAATGGGAAGAATGGAGGGACTGGTGTTACAGGTGGTGCTGGTGCTACTGGGGTTGGTGCTACAGGAGTAGGAGCAACAGGTGTTGGTGCTACAGGTGTAGGTGCAACTGGGGTTGGTGCTACAGGGGTTGGTGCAACTGGTGTAGGAGTAGGTACTGCAACGCCTTCATAAACATCACCATACAAAATCCAAGAATCTGTTGCAATTTTTACAAGAGTTCCTCTGCTATATTGTCCATCTAAAAATAGTTGTGAGTTTTTGCTACCCACTGTTACTCCAGATGCTGGAACAAAAGTTGTTTTTGCTGAACCAGCCTCAACCAGATTGTACTTATATCCAACTGGGATGCTAACAGAAGAATTTAGCGGGATAGTTAAATTCATTGGAGATGATGCTTGTAGTAAAATTGTCTTATTAACATCCAGGGCACTTAAAGTAAATCCAGTTGTCTTAATTACTACAGTATTATTATTTAGTAGAGATGGATCAAGATCAAATCTTTCATCAATACCGTTCCATTCAAGACCATCTCCTGCAAGGTTTGGATACTCTGCTGTAGCACCTTCGAGAGCGTTAATAACATATGCCTGTGATGCTAGATTTGCAGTATTTGCTATACCGTGGACATCTGTTGTCTTGTTTTGATGAGCAACACGTGCTGCTGTTTCAGCAGCGATTGCATCTGTAAGAGTTTTAAGGTGGTTTGCAATTGAGGGGATTGGAAGAGGGCCTGGTTCTGTTGCTGCTGCATCATAAGTGTCTGATCCATAGTGGTAAAGTCTTAATGCTGCTTGAATATCGGCTGGATCTCCGAGTCCTGGCATTTTGGTGTTGAACGGCCCAGTACCCGTAGGGGTTTTGTCAATATTTTCTGCTGCCACTATAAATCACCTCTTGTCATTATACCACCGTAATAAATAAATGAACACGCTTTGGACCAGCCATAGGCTGCCAAGCGTCATCAATATATTCTACACCCTTTATTTCAAGTGGTAGTGCCAAAAAGCCTTGACTGGTTATTAGTGGCTTTACTATAAGAGTTGTTGCTAAAGGACCAGAAGAATCTGGTGAGGATATTGAGTACTGGACATTAAAGGCATTTGATGTTGCTGCGGTTTCTCCAGAATCTCCATAAATATCGTAAACGTTTATTGGTGTTATTTCTAGTGTTCCATCAACAGCAACTTCCTCTTTAATTGAAGAGTAGTAGTTTGTTTTTAGGTTGAACATTGTCGTCCATTGTGTTCCAGTCGCTGTTGCTACTCTTTGAAAAACTGTTTTGTATGTTTCAGATGCTGGCTGAATGTCAATTGCAATATCTAATGCCTGAAGGCTTTGAACAATTGCAGCATTTACGTTAGCATCTTGTGGGTTGCCATTTGATGCTAGGATAATGCTTCCACGATCACCCTGTGGTCCTATATCTAAATCAAGACTAACTGTTTCTGGTCCACCAAAGACTGTTAGGTCGTCATTTGATAAAAGGATGTCTGCCATTATGCTCCTGTTACAGGAAATTCTGCAATAATGATTCCTGAGTTTTCGCTATTTGTGTAATTTAAAGCACCTGTAACAGAGAAAGAACCTGGTTCAGGTGATGCTGAAATTCCTGTACAAAGAGTATATCCAGTTTTAGGTGTTAATAATATTTGTGCTACATATGTTCTAGATGGTTTAAATGTTCCAGTAAAGTTTTCATAAGTAACTGGATCAGTTAAAGATTTTTCTTTCCACGATAAAGTAACTGAATACTGTGCTGTTTCTGGAACAGATGTATTTGGAGCAATACCAGTAACTGGAGGAGTTACACCATTTATTGCTAAGAGTGAAACTGGTTTTGCTGTCTTCGGAAATGTTGCAATTACTACTGCCCCGCTAATTGGCTCTGTTGTATATTCAGGATTTTCTGCAATATCTGCACCCTCTACTGAAAACTTATTAGCAGGTGTTCCAAGAATCCTATATGGCGCTCTAGGTGTTATAGTTATTTCTGCCTTGTATGCTTTGTCTGGTCCAAATGTGTAATCTGTAGTTGGTAATAGAGTTGTACCGTTTGGCTCAAACCATCTAACTGTTCCAAAATATTCTGCTGTTCCAATAACTGACGTGTCTGGTTCTGCACATGTAACTGGAACTGTTAGTCCTAGAATATTGTAATCTGATAAAGATCCTCTAGTTCCATCATTAGCACCAGTTACTTGATCTGTAACTGTTATTTTGCCAGTAAGTAGTGTTTGAACAACTTCGTATTGACCACTGCCTGGCAAACCTGCTGGCTTTTTAACTTCAACGTCATACACATACTCTGTTCCAGCAATAAGAGTTTCTGCATCTGTTGGTCTTATTGCACAAGAAACATTTGTGCCATCTTCTGATATTCTTGCAAAGCATCTTATTGGCTGTTGAACTCCTGGAGCAGTGGATATTGGTCCTCTAGCAGTAGCAATTGTAAATTGAGCACTATCATATGTTGAAGCCAAAGCATTTACATAATCTGGATCATTAGCAAAACTTGTTGGGGCATCGTAATGGCGTAAATCAAAAACCGTTCCATCGTTCTTTTTCGGGTAGATCTTAAACTCAAAGGTATCACCCTTATAGTAGTTAAAGTCATAGGTTGCTGGAAATGCCATGGTTTTATTATACCACGCTGACGTAGACAGAATTGAAGATTACGGAGGCATCAAAGTCTGTTCTAATTTGAGGCACTGCTCCGTTGCCCCACATAGCCTTGTCTTCGATAAATATATTTTGAGTAACTGAAAGGTTGTAGACATTTTGATACTTAAGAGATCCTACAAACTGCACAAACTCCTGATCCTTACTTGCAAAATATGTCCTTAGCCAAACCTCGGTGTTAGCCGTATAGGTAGTTAGTTCAAAGTTATATGTTAGGAATACTTGGGATCCTTCGTTTATACCGTGGAAGTTTAGGGCTCTTTGATGACTATTCCAAAGGCTAGTGCATCCTTTTGGAAGGTATGTTTCATTTTGGGATTTGTCTTTTGTATCTAATAGTAGAGTTACCCATCCATCGTTTCCTTGAGATACTCCGAGTTTTGTTGGTTTGTCAATAGTGTTTGTGTATGATGCCCATCCTGCTTGTTGTCCTGAAGAAGATAAAGAACTTGCTCCATCTTTTCCTGCTGGACCTTTATCACCCTTTTGTCCTGGCTTTCCTTCTGGTCCTTCAGGTCCTTCTTTTCCATCTCTACCGTCTCTACCTGCGGGTCCCTGTGGTCCTACTGGGCCAGGGACTGGAAGAAATGAAAGAGCATTATCCACAGTAGGAGATGCTTGACTTTGTTCTACTTGTGCAGCATAAGAAGATTTTTTTGCACCTGGAAAATCCATAGATTTAGAAACAGCCATGGAGTTATTATCTCACGTTATTATGCTTGAATGTTTACATCAATAGATGTAATAATTCCATTTACAATATTAAAAGTTTGATTTCCAATAGTAAAGGATGAGTTAACACCAATTGGTAGTTCAGCATCTGCACCTTTTGCTGCAAGTAAATCCCAAATAAATCCTTCTGATGGTGTGTCTCCAACGTTTCCACCATTAGGATGCTTGCGATACCAAAGTTGTCCTTCGTATGTTACAACATCTCCAACTGCATATCCTGCACCTGGGTTGTATTCACCATTGTAAGACCATAGTGCGTCAGCACCTGCGGGTCCCTGTAAACCTTGTGCTCCTTGTGGACCTTGAGGGCCTACGGCTCCTTCGTCTCCCTTGTCTCCAACTGCGCCTGGCATTGGAACAATCTTAATAACTGCCATTATAGTGTACCCCCTGGTGTAACATCGCCTAATACTTGAATGGTTCCAATAACAGGAGTCCAAACAGTGTCTTCAATCTCTTGTGGAATTATTACTTGTAAATCAAATGGCAACTGAGCCACGACTGATGAATATTTTAATCCCCAGTTTTTTGTAACTGAAGGGTAGGCTGTAATATCAACAAAACCTTCTCCAGGCTCACAGTCCAGGGCATCTAAAACGTTGCCAGACTGGTCATAAGCAGTTGCTCTAAAAATCCATCCATCAGTATTGTAATAATCTACTTCATTATCTTCATAAAACTCTACTCTCAGAGTTCCAGTATCTCCTCTAACAACGCTCCATTGCATAGTGACTGGATCGGCACCAAAAGCAAGAGAAGAGTGGTTAGGCATACTGTGATTATACCATAAAAATTGACTAATACCATGGTCGGTGGGTATAGGACAAACCAAGGTATTAGCCAACAATAAATTATACCATAATAGACAAAACGGACATGATATTTAAAGTTATCAAATTGTTATAATAGTCAATGTCCGATTTGTTACCATAAGTCTATTTTAGCCAGGTTAGGGATAGTGTATACTTTAAATATATAAGAAAAAAGAACTATCTTTATAGTTTTAAAAACTATCTTTATATATAGTATATAGCAAATTATTTCTTAGAGTCAGAAATATGCTGAATTAGAATTCTATACAAGTCGTCAAGTTTTCTTTCTTGGCGATCTCGTGATTCTTCGGAATTAATTTTTTGTTCTTGAACAGCCAACTCTAATCTTGACATTTGATCTTTTAGTGATGATCCAGAATTTGGCTTAAGTTCGCTTAGATAATGTTTAACAAGCCACTTGATTCCAAATGCTATTGATGATACAATTGTAAGTATGGCTACGATTAGGGAAGCCCAGTCTTGCACAGTCATGACATTATTATAAGGGACGTTTATACTAAATGAAAACAGACATACTCAATACGCTGGAGCATTCTAAGAATTTAATTATATCTCCCGACATGGATGGTTTTATGTCCGCAAAATTACTAGAGCGTTTTAACGGTTCGAAAATAGTAGGTTCATATGACAAGAATCTTTTATGTCTCGCCGACGGGATCAACCCAGAGGAATGCTTATTCGTGGACTGTGATATGAATCGACAAGAGTTTGTATCTCTCGGAAATCATATGCGTTTAATAGATGACAATATGTCAGTCGAGTCGTTCAATCCAAATGTTCATTTTAATGTCTCGACATATAGCGACAAGTTTCCCTTCGCAACCGCTTTTTTGATTTCGTTCGCAATAGAGGCTGATCTGTCCGAACAAGACCTTATACGCATGGCTTTCGCTGACTCAACTCTCAAGAACATGGAGAAGTACAGCGATAACATGCGAAACTGGTCTACACGGATGGATCATTTTGCAACAAGGTACATAATAGACAATTCGGACATTGCAAGAAAGAATGATGCACAAGCAAGGTTTGATTATGTTGATCAAGCATTTGTATCTAAACGTTATGGCAAGGAACGTTACCTGGATACCCTAAATAATGCCCTAGCAGGGCAGGAGATGAAGTTTGAGCCATTAGTCCAGGGTATGAAGTATGTATGCGATAAAGTTGGCAAAGAAACCGTTATACGGTATAATAGAGATATCATCTCTTATGCAGAGATTTTTACAGGGGAGTACTCTGTAACTTACGACCAAGAAAAGGAATGGGTATGACAAAAGACGAAGCAGTACAAATTATGATGGCCAGCATTAATGGAGATAACCTAGCATTGGGTCTACAGGCTGGTTTGGAAGAAACCGCACTAAAGGCACAGATTGACCAGAGTCAGCCAAGCCTTGTGTTTATGATGGGAAATATTTACGATAAGTTACAAGAGGCCAAAGTAATTGGCTAAGTATCAGTATCGTCCGATTCTCGAAAAAATTGAAGAGGCTTATTTGGAGAATGCCAAGACAGAGTACAAACCAGGTTTTGACATTGAGTCCAATGTGCGACTTGTTATTGAAGCAGACACTGAAGAGTTAGCAGATCTATCTCGTTATGGGTTTGTTGATATACGTATGTGGGAATTAGTTCAAGACTAAGCACTATTACGTATGTAATTGGCTATATCGTGTGATGCGCCATGATAAGTACCGTGAAATTTTTGCTCTACTTGGTTTGCAATAGCAAACCTTAATTTCTGTTCAATCTGAAAAAGTAGAATTGCTTGTGCTTGTTCTGGACTTAGTTGTTGTTGATCGCTATCCATTTTTGCAACTACAATTCGTGCAGCAGGTTTCTGAAAATAATTTTACAGCCAGGTTTGGCTCTTCGGTTGGTCTTCCCATATTATCAGTAGATGGCATAGGCTTAGATTCAAATTGAAAATCTACATCCCAGGCATTTTCGAAATTGTCTAGGATTCCCATATTACTCTGCTACTGGTGGCTCTACTATTGCTGTTGCTGGCTTTGAACTGTGAGATGTTGTGCATGTGCATGCATCGCAACACATTGGGCCATCATAGGTTGATTCTGTCATGAATCCATTATATCACAATTCTGAATAATTTTGTAAAACCCAAATAGGCTAAAATCTGAATATTTTGTCCAGATGTATGATACATGTATTTAGAAAGAAAGACCAAAAAAGATAGTGAGCACATAACTCACTACCTCTCTCAGCGTAGACTAATTATCTAGTTAGTACTAGTAGGCACCAAATGATTGGCACCCGTACGCCTAACTCGATTTACTTAGTATAGGTACCACCTTGCGATCTAGGTAGGCTTTCATCTTTTGAGTATCTTTTGACTGTTTCAAATCTATGTTAGCAATACCTAAATCTTTAACTATTTTAGATGTTTCTACTACAATAGTTTTAGCAAATGCAACACCTAATAGTTTTAATCCAATAGGAATCGCAACGACTGCACCTATAGTTAAAACTAATATAATAATAGCCATAAATATAAGTGAGTACTGTACTATATTAGCAAACCAATCAAATGGTGTAGTTAAAAAATCTAGCAATATAAAACTCCCTTAGTCTGATGTAGTTAGTGTTGATACTGAGGCAAGGTACTCTTCTCGTACCTTAGTCATAGCCCTATCTATTTGTGCATATGCATTAGCACACTTATAGCAATAGGTCTCTGTGTTAATGCCTAACATAAAGGCATCTGTTCCACTATATACTAACTCTGTTGATTCACAGTTAATTACTTTGCATGTTGTCATTTGTTTATCTCTTTTCTTTTGTGCATTGACATGGGTTAATTGTTATTTGTTTACCCTTGAGGGTTACCACTGCTAGGGTACTACATTGTGAGCATAGGTATATGTGCATTAGTATTCACTCTTATCTAGTATAGTAGGGATAAGTACTAGTATAGTACCTAGCACTGACAAGGCTAGGATAATAAGGGGTAGGCTCATTAGTTACCCCCTAAAATAAAGGCTAGTACTATGGCTATACCTAAACCAATAAAAGCACCTATAGGGGCATAATCAGCATTTTCATCTAGCCAATCTTGTACATATGTAAAAGGGTTCATTAGTTACACTCCTCACATGGGCATAGGGGGAATTCTAATTCTTGCTTAATTCTATTAGCAAGTAGCATAACCTTGTTATAGGTATCTGCACTAGCACCTCTAAAAGATACTGTTTTTCCATCTACTACCATTTGAGCAGCAATAGCGATTTTTTGGTCTAGTGATAGACCCTTGTATTGATTTGTTAATGTAGTCATTTTGACCACCTTTCTTTTTGTATGTAATAATCTTAGCATTTATCCCCTGAAAAATCAAGGGCTGTGGGTGTGATTTAGGTCACTTATTCGCTAGGCTCATATAACAATTCGTTATCTTATTTGCTAGGCTCATTGACCTTAATTAACTCTATTTAATTTTTCTTATACTAGTATAATAACACATCTACCCCTAAAAGTCAAGTCCTAACACGGCGTGTCGTGTGTGATGTCCATCACATGGGGCCGCCCTATACAGGTACCCCATATACAGCCCCCTATATAGGCACCCCCCTATATAGCGCCCCCTGTGGTGTAGATCACATGTGTGGTACATCACAATGTCCGATTTATCCCTTTTATACCCTCGTATTTGTCAGTGGTACCTGTTATACTTACTAGTATAAAGAAAGTCAGAAAAGGTTTCTGAACTAGAAAGGACAATAAAATGTCAAACAGTATTTTCGGTCAAGGTTTCGCTACAGTTAGCGATTACCCAGCAGGTTTAATGAATACCTGCCAATGTGGTCAGGTTGTTTTAGCACCTGCTACAATTCACGAAATGTGTACACCAGAAGGTGACAAGTATGGTACAAAATGCTACCATAGTCGCTGTGGTCGTTCACTTCCAAAATCTAAGTAATTAGATAAATAAAAAACTTAATAAAATAAAATTAACTAACAAAAAAAGAAAGGTTGTCAAAAATGATAACATTAGAAAATAAAAAGTGCGTAGAGCACAACCCTATGAAATCTGCTATCTCAAATGTAGGAGATGAGCAATTCACTTTCTGCCAAGATTGTGAACAAAACATTGAGCGTTGGTATAACGATACTGACCCAGAACGTCTACCAATGTGGACAGATTGGAAGGTCTCTAAATGAATAAAGACCAAAAAAGAGAATTAGCAATAAACCTTGCTAAAGAAAAGTATGGTGACCAATGGTTAGCAGGGCTTTGGGGTTCTGCTGCTGTTCTACTTTCAGAAAAAGATTTTGACATAATTATAAAAGTAATGGAGAAATAAATGATTGACTTTTTTGTAAATGGTAATGCTTTATTTTGGTTTTCTATGATCTGTTTATTCTATGGGTTTTATTTATTCGTAACGGAATAAATAAATTCCCTGCAAAAAAAGGCGCCCCCCTGTGACGCAAATCACATCAAAAATGTCCGTTTTGTGCGTGTCTAAACTTGACTTTTGGGGTTTCTTCTGCTATACTTCTAGTATAAAGAAAGTTGAGAAAGGTTCTCAAACTAGAAAGGGTCAAAATGACTAATAGAATTTTCGAACAGGGAAACACCCCTCAAATGGCTGAATGGCTTGGCTATGTTAAGTGCTCAAAGTGTGAGCGTGTGACTGCGTGGGAAACCTGCGTAATGTGTCGCTAATCACACAAAATAGACGGCGTGTCGATTTGACTTTTCAGGGTTTCTCTGATAGTCTTACTACATAAGAAAAACTAAATAAAGGACAAATTGGCTAATGAGCCTAAGCAAATAAGTGTGATACAAATCACAATGAGCCTTAGCAAATAAGTAGCCAAAATGTCAGCCCCCAATGGTAAGATAGTCTTATCAATTAAACGAAAGGAAGTCACTAAATGACTTACACTGTAACACTAGAAACCTTTAATGGTTCTGTCAAAAAAATCAACCTAGCCTCTAAAGGTGCCGTTGCTCAATTCGTATCACAATACCCAACACAATTACCCGTTGGCGTATCTGTAAAAATCGCTTGCGATACTCTCGGACTTAGTGGCACAATTCGTGGCACTCGTGTACTTACTAACTCAAACTAAGAATAGGAAAACTAAAAAAATGGTAGAAATTAAACACTCTCTAAACTTCGTTACAGAATTTGACGAAACACATCCAATCGCTAAGCAAGCACTTGCTATCCCTCACGCAGATTTAATTGCTATGCTTGAAGGAATGCTAAAGGACCTTCTAGTGCCTGCAATACTTCCAACAATTGAGGACATCAACAAAAACGGGTCCTATGCAATTCTTAAGGTGGTTGCGTAATGATGACACGAAAAGACTATGTAGAAACTGCAAAAATTCTAAATAAATTTGTTGATGACATTGACTCAAATGATTTTGACCAATTAGTTTTTGAATTCAGTGAGTGGTTTGCTTCTGACAATCCTAGATTTGATGAAAGTAAATTCTATGACGCTTGCGTAAAAGAAAAGGAAATAGCATAATGAGAAAACTAATAGCATTTATTTTAACACTTTTGCTTATTCCAATCTCGTCTGCTAGTGCGAATGGTTCATCTTATCAACTTGTAACACCAGTGCTAACAACAACCTATGAACTTCCTGCAGAAACTTATAATTCTAGGTGGCGTACAATAGAAATTCCTTTTTCTGTAATTTTAGTTTCAGACGGAACTGTTGCTAGTTTTCATTTTAATTTAATAGATGCAGAAGGTTTTAAAATTAGTAGCAAGGAACTTAGTACACCATACTCAGGGATTGACACACACTATTCACCAAAGACTTGGGCTCAGAATACTAAGTGGACATTGTACTCTTTTGATAAAGCAAAATTGCCTATTAGACTACAAACAGAAATTGAGTTTTGGAGAAGTACTGGCAAGGCTTCTGTTGTGCAAACATTTCCAATGAATTTTGTTACTCACAAAGATGATGTTGCAGAAAAAGCACAAACAGATGCAGTAGCAAAAGCACAGGCTGAAGCAGTAGCAAAGGCTCAGGCAGAAGCAAAAGCAATTGCAGATGCAAAAGCCAAAGCAGAAGCAGATGCTAAAGCAAAAGCAGAAGCAGAACTAAAGGCTAAGCAAGAAGCAGAGGCTAAAGCAAAGGCTGATGCAGAAGCAAAGGCTAAAGCAGATGCAGAAGCAAAAGCAAAGGCTGATGCAGAACTTAAAGCCAAGCAAGAAGCAGAAGCAAAGGCAAAAGCCGATGCAGATGCTGCAGATTTGGCTAAAAAGTTAGCCCCAACTTGGTTCTGCACTAATGACACAACAAAAAACAAAATGACTCATGCAGAGGCTGTCATTGTGTGTGCACAGGTTGATAAAGAAATTAACGACAAAAGAATACTAGAAGCACAAGCACAGGCTATGAAAGAAAAAAGAGATTTGGTTAATGGAACTGCTTGCAAAAAGTTAAATGCTACAAAATTAGCAGGTGGAAAAAAGTTTACTTGCAAAAAAATTAACAAAAAGTTAATTTGGAGATAATAAAAAATCCTGAGCAAGATCTAAAACTGCTCCCAATTTTTTGGGGCGCCCCGTTCGGGCGTGTCGTCCACAAAGTTATCCACAGGCCTGCTTGTGTGAGTTTTATCACATGGCTTGAGCGTCTCACTATTTGGACTTACTCCCTAGTAACTTGATAATTTATGTCTAATAGGCTAGACTTACATAGTAAGAAAAAATAAATAAAAGAAAGTCTATTCGCTTACGGCGTGTCTAACCGAAAATGTCAGACCCCTATGGTAGGATAGAATTATCAACAAAAAGAAAGAGGTTGGCAAATGTCAGCAAATGTCTATACAATAGAAAACCTACTTGTAGGAAAAACTTATCACTCTCGCACACTAAAGGGAGAAATTATCTCAGCCGAAAAGTCTGATGTATGGTATGAGGGTTGCGAAAGTTATCTTGTTCAGGTTCGTCCCCACTACTCAGCACCACTTAACTTAAAGGATACTTATCGTGTCCTAGCAGTAAGAATTGGAGACTAGTAATGGGATACATAGAGATTTTTAGAATTGACAATGAGGGGGCAGGTTGGATAGACTTGTCTCAGGCAACAGATAAAGAATTGCTAGACCTAGAAATAGGTTTATTTCAGGAAGGGGCTATCTAATGGCTAAGATGAAAACACTATACACAGAAATTGAGAATTGCGAACAATGCTACGGGCAGGGTTGGCAATTTTGGGCACAGGGAGAGGACTTTGATACAGAGTCTTGCGATTGTAATCCACACCAATTATTTATCACTAAGGAGAATAACTAATGAACGAATACCTATACTCAGTAACTAGCACCAACGATAGTGATACCAATACACTTTGGGTTGGACGCTATTCTAATGCCCTTGACGCAGTAAATGTCTTTAATAGTTTTATTGACTATGGTGACGCTAAGGAATACAGAGTAGTTAATTTATCTGAACCTTCAGGTAAGTTACACACAAAAACTTTCTACACAACAGGAATGGTGGTAACACGATAATGGGAAGCGTAACAGCAATTGGATTAGCAGATAGCGTATTAGATTTAGAAACGCAGATAGCGTATCACTTACAAGGTAATCACTATCCACCCGTACCACTAAGCATGGTTCAGCCTTGTATTGACGCTATTGACGCATACTATGATGAGGACTATGACCGATTTATTGCTATGCCTGAAGGCGTATTCTATAAGGGTATGAGCCATGCCCCTGCTCATGCTATTGTAGACCAACACCACTTATCATGGTTCATTGACCCAGTAGATGAGGAAGAGTAAATGTCTGATACAATGATTGCTATGGATTTAATACACGCTGATGATCTAACACCAAGCCAGTTAATGATTGGCGATTTAATAAAAGTTAATGATGACATTGTTGAAGTTATTTATTTAGAAAGTGATTCAACAGGAGATAACTATTCAGTAGAAACTCAAAACGAGTTTGGTGAAAAAGAAGTTGTGTTGTATAGTTACACTGATACAATTCCGTTTTATGTTTTTATTGAAGATGATGACGATTAATAAATAAATTCCCTGAAAAAAAATGGGCGCCCCGTTCGGGTGTGTCTGGGGATAACCTGTGGATAACTTCAATCTACTCACGAGTAACCTATATATAATTTCTTTAAGAAGGAGCATTTTTTTTCCCAGAATTTTTGGCTGGGAAAATTTTTTTGTGATTTTAATCACACGATCAAGATTTGACATTTTTACCCTAAGTCTGCTAAGATTAACTTATGAAGAAAACACCTGAAGAATTACGCAGACTCATGGAACTAAGGCGTTCTAATGCTGCCTCAGCCGTGCCTTCAAAGAAATCCTATAACCGTAGGAAATGTCAGTCCGAAATGATACAATTAAAGAAATACAAAGGAGACCCCCTATGAACGACTACGCACTAGATGAGTACTACGCAACAACCTGCCCTTCATGCAAAGAAAATGCCGTTGATGACTATGAAGATAAGTGCACACATTGCTTGCTTGAAGAAATGTCTGCAACCTATAACGAAGACATCGCACTAGAAATGAGCCTAGGCCTTGACTACTAAACTAAAAAGATCATTTGACAGAAAGGTCGCTAATGCCGTCTCACCTAATGGAAAAACCGCAACAATCGCTAACACATTTGGACTACCTGCTGGAAAGGCTTTCTCGTGCCCTGGTGCCACTAGTGTTTGTGAAAGCGTTTGCTATGCAGGAAAACTTGAAAAACTCTTCAAAGGAGTAAAGGCTAACCTACTACACAATTGGGACCTAGTCAAAGACGCAGACCATGATACTATAGAAGAATTGTTAACTGATATGATTAACGATTTTCGTGCAGACTGTGTAAAGAAAGACGCACCCCTACTCTTCCGCATTCACTGGGACGGAGATTTCTTTAATGATACTTATACATTCGCATGGAAGCATGTCATCCTTAACAATCCTGATATTCAATTCTGGGTATATACACGTGTTAAGTCTGCAGCCGTAATGCTTAAAAATATTGATAATCTATCACTATACTATTCAACAGACAGTGAGAATAAGTCTATTGGTATTGGACTTAAAACCGATCATGGCATTCGTCTTGCATACCTTGCTAAGAATTTTGCTATTGGCCAGGCTGACATGAAAGAATTAACAAATAGACCTGGTGCTAAGTGTCCTGAAAATAATAAACAGATTCCACTTATTTCTAAGCAGGGCTCGGCTTGCGTTTCTTGCTCATTGTGTGTATACTCTAAGAGTGATATCATATTTAGTGCGAGTAAAAAGTAAATGAGTCCTTGGTTCTATTTACTAATGATGTTAATAGTTTTATTGTCTATTAGTGGTAGTTCTGGTATTTAAATAAATCCCCTGCCAAAAATGCAGGGCGCCCCCTGACCAGTCATTTGTCAAGTCACGACACGCATAAAAAATGTGATTAAGGACACACTAAAAAATGTCACTAAGATTTGTATTTATGACATTTTTCTGCTAAAATTATACTATAAGCAATTAACCCCCACAACGAAAGGCAAGACCCAAATGACACTACACGGATACACATACCAAATTGGTGACTTGTTCACAACAAGCAAAACAGGCGTTACAGGTCGTATCGCAGGTTTCGAGCCAATGTCTAATAAGGTTACTAGAGTTTCACTCGTCCTAGCAAATGGCTCACGCCGTCTGGCTATGGTCAAGACATCTAAGTAATCTCAAAATGTGAGAAATGTCAGATTTCGATTTGACATTTTTACAGGCAAAATGTTATACTTAGGTATAACGAAAACAACCCTCTAACAGAAAAGGAAATACAATGTCAGTAGCAACAGCAACATACAAAGTCGGAGACCTCTACACAACACAGAAGTCAAAGGTAACAGGAACAATCACAGAAATCACACCTAACCCAAACGGACAATCAGTTCGTGTTAAGTTAGATGTAAATGGTTCAGTTCGTTACACAACTTGGACGGCTAAGTAATCTAATTACTAATTCCTGAGTATGAATAAAAACTGCTCAACCACCCCCCAACTAACAGAAAAGGAACAGACCCAATGGCACGACAAAAAGCAATCTCAGTAAAGATAGCAACACCAAAGGTAATCAAGGCACTAGAAACTCGTCTAGCAAAGTTAGAACTTGATTGGACTAATCAAGAAGCAAACGAGGCAAAGTATCAGAAGCAATACGATAAGTGGAAAAAGGAACTTTTTGACTATGCCGTAGCAAACATCAAGAAGGCAGAAAACCTACGCACCAACTATCGTAATTGGAATAACCAATTAAACATTGACTTCGACCTAACAGTTTCAGATAAGGATTTGCCTAAAGAGCCTGAGAAGGACTACGAAGTTCTACACCGACACTCATACAATGAGATGAAAGAGGAACTATCAAACGCAATCCGTATCCTAAAGATGACGGACGAGGAAGTAGTTAGCACCAGCACTTACAATGCCGTTGCTCGTTATCTCTAAATAAATCAACACGACCACAGAAATGCGTGTATAAATAAATAGAGTGGAAACGACCTGAGTATGTCGCTAAACTGCTCACCTTATACCCTGTGCTCCGTAGGTTCCCTGGGTGTATGGTTCGCCAGGCTAATTAGGGCGATCATAGAAATACTATAGAGCCAGTTCACACCAACTGCAAGAAGTGTAACTACCTGAGTATGTATCAAAACTGCTCCCCGCAAGGGCCCTTGACAATTGTCAGTGGCACCCAGTACAATTAATGTAAACCAACTAACAGAAAGAGGCCCCCATGGACCAGCCAGTAATCGACAATCACTACATGACACGAGAGTTTTTAGAAACCACTCTTGTGCAAAACAAAGAACGCATTCAGCAACTTGAAGAGCACATTCAAAAGGTAACCCAACGTTCATATGGCGAGGCTGCAGAGCGTTCACGTATGCAAAACGAAATGCAAGAGTGGACCTTGGAAGCAATGGAGCACGGAACAATCGATGAGTCTACTGCACAAGAAATTGCAGACATTTGCGGATTCGAATTGTCAAAAGAATTTGAACTAGAAGTTACAGTTCAATATTCAATTACAGTTAATGCTCGTGATGAAGAATCTGCACAAAATGCAATTCATGATATTGATTTTGATTCAGTCTCATATGGTGAAGAAGTAACTTACTTATCATCCAGTGTTGACCGTATAGAAATTTAGTAGGGGGCTACTAATAAACCTGAGCATGTTTTAAAACTGCTCCTCTCTTCCCTCAAAATTTTGGGGCGCCCCCTGTCAAGTCGACACGCCGATGCTTAGGGGTGATCTTTTACAAAATGTCCGATTTGTCCATGATTAACTATCCCGATTTGCATTTGTCAGTCCGTCCTGTTATACTTAAATCTCAACAACAAAAAGGAGAAAACTCATGGCACATGACCTAGAAACACAAAACGGTAAGGCATCTTTTGCATCTTTCCGTGAACCTGCTTGGCATGGATTGGGTACCGTATTCACAGAAGAAAAGACCACAAAAGAAATGTTAGACCTTGCTAACCTTTCTAATTGGAATGTTCGTCTTGAGGATTTGGAAACCCCATCACATTTGACAAGTGATAAAAACTATCAGTACGTTTTGCGTACTAACCCTACAGATAACACACAGACCGACATTCTTGGTGTCGTTGGTGAGCGTTACCATGTAATGCAGAATGAAGATTTATTCTCATTCGGTGATAACATTCTAGACGGTGGTGGTCGTTGGGAAACGGCTGGCTCAATCAAGGGTGGACGTGTCGTGTTCGGTGCATTGGCACTAGAGCGTGAAACAATTCTAGACCCTAACGGTGTTGCAGATAAGGTAAAGACTTATTTACTTATCAACACATCACATGACGGCTCAATCGCTATTCAAGCATCTATTACACCTGTTCGTGTTGTATGTGCTAACACTCTTAACCTTGCACTAAATACTACACGCAAGAAGAATGGTGTCAAGCAATCTTTCAAGATTCGCCACACACAGACAGCATCTGGTAAGGTTGCCGTTGCTCGTGAAACTCTTGGGCTTGCTCATAAGTACATGGATTCTTTTGACCTCATGGCTAACGCTATGATTCAACAAGAAGTTTCTGCTAAGATGTTTAACGACATCATTCTTGCTGCATACCCAAAGCCTGAAAAGGATTCTAAGGGTGCTTTCAAGAAGTGGGAAAACAAGGTTGATGTTATCAATGACATCTACACAGGCGAGTTTAACGGAATGATTGCTGGTAATGCGTGGGGTGCTTTCAATGCACTTACTGAGCGTTTAGATTGGCACCGTTCTGCTCGTGGTGGTTCTAACGAATCAATCCTTGCATCTGCAAGTGGTTTTGACCCTGCTATCAATGCAGAAAAAAATCGCTTACTAAAAATTGTGCGTGAATTAACTAACGCATAAATAAAAAAATAAATAAATGCCACCTGAGCAAGTGGATGCAAAAACTGCTCACATGGTCCGTTAGAATAGTTGGTTAGTTCGCTACCCTGTCACGGTAGAGGTCACGGGTTCAAGTCCCGTACGGATCGCAAGAAAAAATGGGGCGCCCCCTGTGATCTATATCACATGAGATTTTTGTCAAAACTTAATTACGATAGAGTGATATTTTTCCTGGAATTTAATTACGAAGAGTTGATTTTTTTCCCGAAACCTGCTAGAATTAATCTATGACCCAAACCATGAATACTATAGACGACCTCATAAATGAAATATACGAAAGCAACTACTCTCACCTAGAGTTTGAAGAAAATATGGGTGGAGATGCTTGTGACTGCCATATCCATACTACACTAAATACTATAGCATTTTATGCTGGGATAGAGGTAGGGTAATGCTAGGCTATGAACTACAAGATCTAAATGATATGACCTATGGCATTGACTCTGCCCTATTGATGATAAACCAGGACGAGAACCCTGCTATTGCTAGATACCTATCCAACGCCTCAGACTTTCTTAATGGACTATGGGCAGAAGGGTACTTTGACTAATGTGGACTAAGTATGATTATCTATGTACTGATTGTGATGCCCTGATTCAAATCACTGCTTGTGCTGATAAGGTTCTTGATCCTGCCTGTATTTGCGGAGGGTATGGAATAGTTATCCTAATATCAGAATCAGATGGCAATGCCCCTATCCTTACAGATGTGAGCAAGGTCACACCCCGTACAGTTGTAAAAATTGACTCCAACCCGTATAATTAATATATGGACCTAAACACATTTATCGAATACATCAAACTACATCTGATTAGTCTTGAACAAGACCTTGAAGAAAACCCTGCCTCTATCCATGTGGTAGACATTGAGGGACAAATCTATGCTACTAAACATCTTTTGTCAGTGGCAGAGGGTAGAATATAACTATGATGAACACACAACTAGAACCAAGACTGCAGAAACTGATTGATATGGGAGAGTCAGGAACTGACATCCTACACGGGGAACTTAAAAACCTTATTTACGAGGCTGAGAAAGAATACCTTGAAATCGAACAAGAAGAGCGTGAGGGTGGCTACTCTGACGCAATGCTATCTATGGACAGAACAAGGGCTGAAGGTCGTATGGACGCTCTTGTAGAAGTCTATGCCCTTACATACCAACTGGCCTTTGCTATCAGTGACAGGATTAAGAACAATGAATAACTTTATCGAAATGGACTTTGACGAGTGGTGTGACACATACAAGCCAATCATTAACCATATAGACAGTAATGCCTCCTTTGACAATGGAGACGGTGGTGTTATGTTTGAGACCTATGGTGATGAGGTAGAGTTTGTTAAGTCTCAATCCCCTGCCAATATCTGGATGTATGGTCAGGGTGATGACGGTGGTACCTATGTCTGGAATGGCTGGGGATTTGTAAATAGATTAGGATACTTCATCACTGAGGTACCGTGCCCACCTGATACAGACATACAGGTCATGGTCGGAGAGCCTGACTTGACATGTGATTTCTGTGGTGATATACTTGATGAAGAACTACCCCACGACCCACAATGCGAAGGATTGAACCAATGAAAGAAACATACACCTGCCCACGGTGCTTAATCCAATACGGAGATAGACACGAAGAAGATAACCTATGGTTTCTTAAAAATGCTGGGTACATAAGCCTTGGCTGCTGCGTAGAATGTGAAACACCTGAAGAAGGTGTAATCATTACTAATACTTGGAAAGACTATTGCGACTCAACAGGAATCGGAGCAAACAAATGAACGAATATAAAGTAGAAATCATCTTTGAACCAACAGGTGATTACATGACATTTAGATACGAGGCTGAATCAGATAATGAAGAGGACCTCTGCAACGAAATTCTAAGCCAACTATCAATTGTATCTTTTAAGGAGCAAGACTAATGGGAGCACGTATTAACTTTGTATTTAAAGACGTCGAGGATGAAGCACACGTAGTTCTATATAGCCACTGGGGTGAGACTGAATGGCAACGGGACCTAGCAATGGCCCTGCAGCATTCAAAGCCTAGGTGGAAAGACTACTCCTACTTTACCCGTATGATGATTAGTTATCTTATGCAAGATTCAATCCTAGAGGAAACGGGGTTTGGTATCTATGCAATCACAGGCAGCAACTTTGATTTAGGTGAGACCACCGTCGTCATCGATATTGCTAAAGAAACTATCAATCATGTGGGCTCCACTGTAGTGGTTGACTGGGATAAATTTATGGTAGCATACCTGCCCGTTTTGGCTGAGCAGATCTAGGGAGTGGGTCCCCTAGATTAATAAGGTGGGAGGGGCTGGCGTGGGGCTTGCCCTTCCCCCTACTTTTTGGTACAATGGATAGAAGGAGATACCTATGACTTATTCAGTTAGACGAACGGCAACGCATAATAAAGAAACTCGTATGGCAGAGCAGTTAGGCAAACTCCTTACCCAAGATTTTGCGGTAGATTTAGAAAGAGTAGGATTTTACATAGTAAGAAACCTACCCCTGATTAACTACCACAGACTAGAGGTTTTGAGTTTGACATCTATGGAAGAGTATGATAAACTTATGTTAGAGATGAAAGGACCCGCAAATGGACTACGCAGATAAGACAGGACTACTAGGTCAACTATGGATTGACTATCGTGAGGACGAGAACTTCTCGCTCTTTATGGAATACAACGACATTGGTTTGCCATTGTCCTATGTAGTGGCAGAAGGTTTGGTGCCAGCACTAACACAACTGGGCGAGGACTATGTTGATGAGACTATCGAGATGTTGTTTAAACTTCTTGAGATTACAGAACAAGAAGTGGAGTTGCTACCCAGAATTAATTTAGATTCAGTTCTAGAACTCGCACACCAAAAGAAAAACACAATCGAGTAATCTGGCCCCTGCGGGGGCGCCCTATATTTTCTCATATGTCAAACCATGCAAACCACATTTTCAAAAGATGATTACGAACGATCAAAAATTTTTCCCCAAACCTAGCATATTACGATGGGCCAATTCTTTTCCCCAAACCTAGCATATCCTGGTTTGGCCAAACCTTATACCATACAAACCTTATATTGTCAAACCATGTTATAATTAAACCATGCCACATCACTTTGCAAAGATGTATGAGAACAAGTCCCATAGACATGATTCTCTTTCTGACTCTGCTATCTTTAATGAAGCAGTAGGTTCTATAACGGGTATGTTGTATTCTATTGTTACTCTTAAGGCTTTCTTTCCTTTCTTTAGATCCCCTGCGGAAATCATTGATAATGCTGTTAATCATGCCCCTTATCCTATGCCGTCGCAAAAATCGGGGGAGTCAAAGTATACCCAATTAACCCTATGGTAAATAACAAACCTTTTATCCTGGTTTCTTAAATATTTGATAAAGGTTTTTCAAAATAAGATTACGATTATCGACAATTTCTCCCTGGTTTTGGGAGATTTTTTTATGCAGCAAATGGGCTTGACAAACCTTAAAAACTAGGATATAATGCCCAAACCCTGCATATGATGGTTTGACAGATATGAAGGTTTGTGATACAATCCCCGACATAAGGTTTTGAGGTTTGGGGTTTGTCGCCCAGAAGATTACGACGCCATCTATAAAAGGGCCCTATACTCCACTATCCTCCACTTTACTCCACTTCTAGACTGTCTAATAATATAATCAGTAAGATTAATCTGTGGATAACTTGTGGATAACTATGATATTTTTAGCCTATTAGCCTGTGGATAACTATACTTGACAGGCAGACACATCCGTAATATACTTAGAATATGACTAAATTTGCAGCCTTTATATTCTTACTTCTCACATCACCAATATGGGTAACGATCTTTGTTTTATTCGGTGCTGGCATCCTTGCTTTCTTTATTAACAACTGGCAAGGCTTTATCATTCCTATCATAATTGCTATTCTTTGGAACATGCCAGATAAAGAAAAGCCTACTACAGGGACTTCGAGTGTTCCAAAGGCTCCTCGTGAGACATATGGTCATATCTTTACCAAACCTAAGAACTAAACCTGTGGATAACTATATTTTTGCGGTACAAGGATCAGACACCCTATGGGATAAGAACTCCCCACATGGGCATAAGGCTTCCTCACAGTGGCAGTTATCCTTATCTATCAAACCTTCATTAACAGGTAGAGGGTTGCAGGGTTTATTACTCTCATGGGAGACATATTCGCCACATGGGGAAAAGCCTATCTTGCCATACTCACCAGCATGACCTATTCCTTTAGGGCTTGCGTTACATAGTTCTGGTTTCATATAGGTATTCTATCATGCTATTGGGGATTATGATGACATCTTTTTATTCCCCGAATTTTATGCTATACTGGACGATATGATCAATTATAAAAATAGCAAGAGTTCTTCATTCCAAGAGTCGTTTGCCATATCTATGACCCAGGAGAAGAAGAATGGTTTCTATGTAGAGTTAGGCTCAGCAGACCCATATATCGAAAGTAACACCTATTTACTAGAATCTGAGTTTGGATGGAAGGGGCTTGCCTTAGAAATTGATGAAGGTCTGGCTCAAAGATATAACTCCTCTGACCGTACTAACAAGTGCACTAACGCTGATGCTTTAACCTTTGACTACCTGTCTTATTTTAGAGACAATAACTTCCCAAAGACTATTGACTTCTTGCAGATTGATATTGATGGACATGACAAAGGAAACTGTCTATTAGCCCTCCTAGCCCTGCCTATGCTACAGTATAGATTTTCGGTCATAATCATTGAGCATGACCTGTCTCAAAACTACAAGAGAGCCTCCATGAGAGATGCTCAAAGAGAAATCTTAAGCAGCCTAGGATACAAACTAATTGGGCAAACCCTTAGTGAAGACTGGTGGATCGATCCAGAATCAGTAAACCAAGAAGCCTATAGATATGATATCTTCAACGGACATCCACTTATTGGAGAAGTAAAATGAATGTAATCCAACACGCAGATGGCATATATGAAATAGAAGATTTCCTAAATGATGAAGAGCAAGAACTATTTCTATCTTCATGCACAGATGATGGATGGGAAGAGTCTCACCCAGGAAACATAACTAAGCCAATGACAAATGAAGAGTTTAGTCTAAGAGATAAACTGCTTGCTAGGCTAGGTACTTTTTTTGAAAACGTGGATTCTTTCTCTACTGTTAATCGCCTAAGAAGACTAACAACAGGTGAGTTTATGTGGCCTCACGTAGATGCTGGAAAGCCTCCAATACTTCCAGACACTGTAACCCCCATAGAAACTCCAGTAGAATCAAAGAGTATAGTCTTTGGGGTTGCGATATATCTAAATGACAAGTTTACAGGTGGTGAGTTATCCTACCCAGATATTGAACTAGATATCTATCCAAAGCCTAGAAGTGCAGTTATTCATAATGCTAAGTTTAACCATGAAGTTAAGACTGTTACCTCTGGTAATAGATATTCTATAACAGCATTTATTTATGGTGATGAGACTACCAAGTTTAATGGCCATGCCCAGGATAATAACCAATAGTGCCCTTTAGGGCATATGTAGGTTTACTACTTCTATTTTGCGCCGAACTCTAAAGACTTACCTATAGCATTATTGACCATGCGGACCAAACCTCGTCTCGTAATTTTTGACGCATCGAACGTCTCCGTATACCCACCTTGAGGCATATCTGCCTTATCTAGGAAATGTCCGTACTTAGTCCTTAGTGTGTCTAATACTAGAGATTCTACTGCTCTTGCTTGATCCCGTTCGGAAAACCACCAATACTTAATTAGGACCCAGCCCTTCTGCCTGTGGCTTGCAAACCTTCTACCAGACACATCAGATATGCCTATCTTAATAGCCTTATGTATTGGGCTATATAGTATATATAGTAGGGTCATGTATCTATTATACTTGACATACCCTGTCAAAATCGCTATAATTAAGGTATGATAAACATGGAAATACCTGACCCGTTTACTCAATTCAGAATAGATAAATACAACAGAACAAAAGGATTACGATATGATTTCTTTTCTGGGGAATGGGATATGGAGTGTGGTTGTTGTGGAGAACCCCTTAATGCTCCAAACCGAAAGACCATGACAAAAATTAGACTATACCATACAAGAAATGAGTGCTTAGGTGGATACTAATTGCTGCACTATATCTAAGGATAATGATGCTTTTTGGGATACCCACCAAACCATGTCAGATGGTCATATCTGGTGTGTTACCAAGTATATTGTTGATAAGGCTAAGGCTCAAGTTAAGTCTAAGTATGGCAATAAGAAAAGACATCGCCAATGAAAAAATGTTATGCTACTAAAAATGATGGTAAGACCTGCTTTGCAAATGTAGCACATCCTAAACAATACTGTCATATCCATGACCCAAATGGAAAGTTTAGACAGCAATTAAAGCGTAAAGGTATGGGCAAGGGATATACTCCAAAATGTGATCATACTTGGTATATGAGGGAGCCTGGTATACAATGTACAAAGTGTTTAGTTATATGGGAGAGTGATGAAAGAGCCTAAGATAGCCCAAATGGACTGGCGTAGCCTTGGATATTGGCCCGTATGGAAAGATGGAAAAAAGGTATGGGTACCCAAAGACAAGATAAACACTGATGATGAACAAACTTAAACATGATATAATCGGTATATGAATAAATCTAAGTGTTTTTTCTGCGAAAAAGATGCAACTCATTACGATGTTGTAGTAGATCACGCTGACTACATAGTTGCAGATGTATGTCTAACTCATTTGTCTGTGAGCCATGTTTCATAATGGACAAAAGAATCCTTAAAGATGGATCTGAGGTTGACTCTTTTAATAAGCCAGTTGATCTAGTTATTCATACTAAGGCCCCTGGAAAATGGAAATTAATTGATTTAGAAACAGGGGAAGAGTACCTTGGATCTGAGATAAGCACAGACTTTGCAGAAGTGCTTAGAGAAAAGGTTAACATTAATAAAATAGGCACTTGGGTAAAAACCAAGTGGAAACAAAAGCAAGTTGACTAAACCCTAACTTTAAGGTATACTTGATATATGGAACAATGGATTAATGACTATGCCTCATGGGTGCTTGCTCTCAGTGGGGTTGCAGCAATCTATTTTGTTGGAAGAAAACAAATTTGGGCATGGATCTGGGCTACATTTAATGAGGCTATGTGGATCTACTATGCCTTAGTAACTAAGCAGTATGGCTTTATCTTTGCTGCAATTGCATACTCTATTGTTTATATTAGATCTTACAGACACTGGAAAGACTTAGAAAAAGAACAGTTGTCTTGGAAAAGTTTTACACAATTGATATGGAAGGAAAACAAATGATGATTAACGCTTTATTTTTAATACCAACTGCTATTGCAGCGTATTTACTGTGTTACTTTATAATGACATACAAAGTAGATCAAGACTAATTTTAGGAGAATAAAGATGAGTATAGATGAAATGGCATTAAGAGAAGAGATAGCAAGAGAGATTGAAGCCCTTCCTATTGAACCATCTGTAACAAATGCATTAGGCATGCGTCTTGCTGCTGCACATGTTGCAAGAGGAAAAGCAAATTATATGGCCAGTATTTTTGAAAAACAAATGGACTTTGAGTAATAAGTGAGACACACAACAAAGATAGAAAAGACTAGGGTCTGGCCTCTAAGAGTTATAGGGAATATATGTGGTGGATTTGCTGGCAATCATTTGTTCAAGGCTATAATTCTAGATGAAGATGGCAATCTAGGTTGGCGTTATAAGTACCACGGTAAAATGTGGGTAGTGCTTAACAAACCTTACAGGTGGTGGGGCACATATTATGAACTTGATATTCAAGGACTAAAGGATGATCTAGATGGTGCTGGATGGGATGACTATGACGAGTTTGGTAAAGCCTACTGGGATAAAGATGAGTAGGATACTTGTTTGTCCCGTCTGCAAAAAAGAATGGAACCTTCGATGGGGCATTATGGCTAATGAATCTCTATCTAATCACATGAAAGAACACCAATGAAACCTCTTGCATACATCTTTGACGTAGACGGAACTCTAGCCAATGTAGATCCTTACCTTCACTATGTTCGTGGCTCTAATAGGGACTATGAGGCTTTTCATGAGGCTTCTGTAGATGCCCTGCCAAATATAGAGGTAGTAGAAATGTTAAACAATGCTTTCTTTGATCAGATGCACGTCATTATTGTCACATCAAGAAAAGAAACTTGGCGTGGACTAACATCATATTGGCTTGCTAAAAATGACATTGGACATCATGCACTATACATGCGTGGTGATGATGATAACAGACCAGACTATGAAGTTAAAAAAGATATCTTACTTAAGATTAAGAAACATTGGAGCGTCGTTCATGCAGTAGACGATAACCCTAATGTAATTAGGTTGTGGGAAAATTATGGAATACCTACTACCAAGATCGGAACATGGGACGGAGATAAGTCTTGACACAGACATCCCAATATGATATGATTAGATCATGAGCCAAAGAGTTAAGAAAATTTATAAGTGCGTTGAATGTGAGACTATGATTACTATTGTAACCAAGGTTCACGAACTACCAGAGTCAATTATCTGTCCATGTGACAGCGTAGCAGAAAATCAGGGTGCAAAATGAGAAAGTCCAACAACAAAGCCTCTCAGCATAAAATTAAGAGAGCAGTTAAGAACAAGAAAAGAACACAGGCTAAGCCATACCTTTCAAAGTTTGAGCGTAAACAAAAAAGAATCAGAGAAGCAATTATTCTTGGAGCATTGAAGTCAGTGCCTAACTAGAACTGGAGATAGTCATGGTAGATCATGATGAGTTAAACAAAATATCAAAAGAACTAAAGCGTTACATTATTAAACAACATATGAAAACATATTATTATACTACTATTGGAATTTTATGTTTTCTGCTTGGAACATTCTTTGGATTACTAATTAAATAAGGACTAGCACCAGTAGCCAAGTTGGTTAAGGCACCGAACTCATAATTCGGCTATTCGTAGGTTCAAGTCCTACCTGGTGTACTAGATCTCTGTAACTCAGTGGAAGAGTGACACCCTTCTAAGGTGTAGGTCGTAGGTTCGAATCCTACCAGGGATGCTATAATAGTAGTAAGGGTGTGGTTAGAGTATGTGTGTCGGGAAACATATATGCTTTATGTTGCAACACCACACCCTCCTAAATTTTGTATGAAAAACTATTTATTTATCTAGCAGGATTCCAGAATAAAGAATCGTCTTCGTATATCTTTTTATCTAGTGTAAAATTTTCAAGAATTAAATCTTTTTCGCTTTGAGTTAAAGAATCGAACAGTCTTTTTGAAGCATCATTCTTAAAATATGTTTTGTCAATTTGTGATAAATCAACATCTAGTTCTACGCCTAAGTCTTCTGATATTTTTTTAACCAGCAATGTGTAATCCATATTTTTTAATTCATCAGTTCTAATAAACAAATTCGTTCTATTAATTCTATCATATATTAACTCTTCGTCATATTCCTTTTGCTCATCATGGAAAAATTGTGCTTCCTTAATAACAGACATTGCTGCTGGGTCTGGACTTAAAGCAAAATTATGCGCTTGAAAATCTTTCATGTAGTTCCAGTAAGATAACTTATCAAACAATTCTTCTTTTTCAACATTGAGGTTTTCTCCTCTTATAACATGCCAATTTTCTTTGTCTATTAAGTCTGCTCTACCTGCAGCAGCATGACATACAGTGCTAACAAAAAACTCAGAAGGCTCTCTAAAAAGTGAGATAACATATGTTTCATCATCTATAAAGAATGGCCATCCACCGTGCTGTCTCATGTCTTCTGGCATTCTAAGATACTCAATACCGTGTTTAGCAAGAGTATCTTCCATAGGTCTGATAATATACTTTGTTAAGAATCTACCACCAGTTTTTGGTATGTGTAAAAAATAAACTTTGTTATATTTCATTTACTTTGCCTTGTGCTTTACTTCGTAAGGTGCGATCTTGGACTTAATACGACCATCTTTATATAATCTAACAATCCATCCATCTTTAATCTGAATAGGATTAAACGCTGCTGCTTTTTTCTTTGGCATTACTTTACCATCCTAAATGGAGAATCAATCCAACTATCTGACTTAGCGACTGGAATACAGTTAGGTACTGGCTTTCCGTCTGCACCTGGCTTCATGCCTCTTTGTACATAGCCATCCCAGCAAGGTGCTTGCTTAGCAACTGTTTCAGCCTGGCAATCTGGACACTCTTCACAGGTTACGTTTAGTTCTTTACAAGTTGGACAACCACAGTCTTCGTATGCCTTACCAATTGATGAGTCGTACATAGCCATAGCAACTTCTGAATCGATTGCTGAAGAAGAGCATTTTGGGCAGTTTGTCATACTATAATTATATCATACCGTTAAGCCTGTTGTAAGTCCTGATCCTGTGGCAGTTGGCACAAACCACTTCACACTTTTCTATTTCTTTCTTGATAGCCTTCCATGAAAAACCATCATGGATCATCCTTGACACATTGTACTTCTTATCTCTTATGTGATCAAAGTCTAGGATTATATGGTTACCAACACCACAGTCTACACAGCCAGAATCTTCTTTTATCTTAGCAAGCATCTTCTTATACTGCTGCTTATTATAGGTGTCTAACTCTTTGTCAGTCATTGATATTATTATACCGCCAAATGTTAGGTCCCACACAGGCAATTCACCTGACTTGCGCCACGGTCTCTATCCAATGGGTAACTAATCCATCACTAAGGTCCTGTGTGGGACACTTCTATTATACTGCTACTTTGAACTTATTTCTGCTACTCTCGCCTTTGAGAATTTAAGCATAGAACTTCTGATTGGCGAGTAGCCAAGATCTTCAGCCTTCTTTCCACAGGTATCAAGCATGAAGTTAAAGAACTTTTTAACTGAATCATTCTTTGAGTTCTTTTCTTTGTATGCTACACCATAGGTAAATGTAGATATGTTATAAGATAGTTTGTTTGGGTTCTTATAGTTTATCTTAACTACACCACTTTTATCTGGAATAAAATCTCCAAGAAATACAGAGGCTGCGCTAACTGTTGGTTGTATAAACCTTCTAGCCTCATTCTCAACAGACACTGTCTTTAGTCCTCTTGCATATGATATCTCATTATATCCAATAGAGCCATTTGTAGTGCTCTGTACCATTGCAATTCCATGTGATCCAGAAGCACTGTTCATATACTGCTTAGATATGTCTCCAGGAAATGCACTTGAAAAGTTTTTATTTCCTGGCTTTGTCCAAATTGTTGGAGCCACAGCATTTAAATATGAAGTAAAAACTTCTGAAGTTCCAGAACCATCAACACGGTATACAACTCTAATCTTTGTTGCTGGTATCTTAGGTAGTTTTCCTGATATAAGGTTTTCTTTTAATATCTGTGGGTCGTTCCACATTGTTATTTGTCCCGCAAAAACTTTAGCAAGAGTATCTTTACTCATCTTTATAGTAACTTTATATCCATCAAGTTTGTAGATAATTCCAATTGGCCCTGCTACTAATGGAACATATGTAAACTCTTTTGATGGCTTTACTTCTGTCCCAGAGTAAGGAACATCTGACATAGCAAAGTCTGTTACTCCATTTGAAAACATATTCTTTCCAGCACCTGAACCAGATGCTCCATACACAACAGAATCTCCTGTTGATTTCATAAATTCGACCCTGCATCTGTCTATAAAGTTAGCAGCAAATGTGGATCCAGCACCTTGAAGGTTATCGGCATGTGAAGGGGTAATAAAAAAAGCATTAGCAAATATGGCTAATGCTGCTGATAAAGCAATGAATTTAAATTTCATACTTATAGTATATACGACAAGGCTATAAAGTTTTGTTATAAATGGCAAACAAACAAAGAACTTTAGATGAATAATGGAGCAGTTTATGGACTTGCTCAGGTCTCCCAGGGTGCGACCCTGGCTTATCCGTACTCAGCAATAGGGTTGCTATAAGCAACTGCATGTATCATGACGGAATACTATCTATTATACTACTTAATTTTAATAGACTTGGGCTTTTTATCTTCAGGAACAATACGAACCACATTAACATGCAGCATCCCGTCCTTAAGTTCTGCAGATGTTACTTCCATATACTCTCCCAGTGCAAAAGATCTTACGAACTTTCTTCCTGCGATTCCTTTATGAACTACCTCTGCATCTGTAACTTCAACAATCTCACCCTTGATAATCAATGTTCCGTTATCTACTGAAACATCAATATCGTCTTTTGAAAAACCAGCGACAGCCAGTGAAATCTTGTATGTATCTTCATCTAGTTTGATTAGATCATACGGAGGGTATGACTGTGAGTTTGTTTTATGTGCTGTATTTAGGCGACTCAACTCTCTGTTGAAGCCAATAAAAAAAGGATCATTGAATAGATCCATAGCGTACTTTGTTACCATGTTATTCCCCTTTCAAGCGAATAAGTTAAATTACCCCCCTATTGGGCAGGTATAAATATTATAGCATAGAAAAGCAGGCCTGTCAAGTAACAAGCCTGCTAGTCTAGAGTGAGATTACTTTACCTGGTTAGTAGCCTTGCCTCCACCAGATGACTTCTTTGCAGGAGCCTTCTTTGCGGTCTTCTTAACAACCTTTGCAGACTTAACTGCTGCATCTACCTCATCTACTGATGGCATCTTGCCGAATGCAGGATCGTTAGGGTTGGCTGCTCTCAATACAACGGGCACAAATGCTCCAAGTAGTGAGTATGCTAGTGTCTGGGGATCTGTAACTCCAGAAGCATACATTGCTGTTGCTGCTCCAAGTACTGATCTTCCGTATGACGCCAGTGCGTTTTTGATTTGTTGATTCATAATTTTCCTCCTAGGATATTATTTTTGTTAGTACTGTAAAACCAATCCATAGACCAATAATTCCTGCGACTCCCGCAAAAACTGGTGGTGCTGGGACTGGCAATTTGAATGCAGCAAATACTACACCACATCCAAAACCTGTTAATACTGATAGTATCACATCTTTCATTTTTTATTTTCCTCTACATATCGTTTAATAAATGGAACTATTACGTTGACCTCTTCTGATGGTACTGCATTAATAAGCATATGGTTTATGCCTTTACTTTCAAGAGTCTTTACAAGATCATCAAACTGATCGTATGTAAGATAGGCAGTATCAAGGACAGGCTGTGGAACCTCTCCTTTTTTCCATACTGGTCTGACGACATGGTTTGTTAACAAGTCAAGTTCTTCTTCTGTTTTTCTAATAACAGGAGTAATGGCAATCATTACTTCTACACCCTTTAGTTCAAGAGGAATCTCTGCAGAACGATGCCTTAAAAAATCAGACCATGCTCCACGAGCATATATGTGATATGGCAAAATAATTTTGTGACCATACTTTTTTGCTACTTCAAATACATAACTGTTTGTTGTTGAGACATATACGTCTAATTTATTTTTATGATTTGGGTCACGCCAATATCCTGGAGAATCTTTGTCTTGATCCATTTCATTTAAAACTTTGAGAAATTCTATCATGTAGTTTGATCTGTCAAGAGGGCTTGATTTGTCATTAACATCTCCAACAACACCACCAACACCATCTTCATGATCTTTTATGTATCCAGAAATTAAATTAATCTGAAGCCTACCTTTATCTATCCTGTCCATAGATCTATTTATCATAGAAAGATATTGAGGAGATATTGTATATGGACGAATGGCTACTAAGTACTTAATGTCTTCGCCTTTTTCTATATCTTTTGCTGTCTTTACAAACATGTCTCCTTCTGGGATATCATGTGTAAACATAACTCCAGAAAAGTTATGGTTGTTTAGGTTGGATGGATCTTTTGGATCCCCAGGGTTTCCCATTACTCCACCAAAATAATAAAATTTCATACTGTTACCTTAGCGTAATGATAATCACACAAATCAACTATTCTTGTTTCAGAGTTTGCCCATATATGGGTGCTTTCTTCTTCGCAAAACTCTTCTTCACAGATGAATAGGTTAATGTTCTTTGTGCTTTTTAATCGTATCATTACATTATTCTATCATAGTCTTCTGGGAGTAGTTTCTTTAACTTTTCAAATTCTGAAGATATTTTTTTTAAAGCAAAATCATGAGGGGCAAGCATGCCCTCAACTGATGACCCATACTCATTATAGTAGTCAATCTGTGGACCAACTTCATTAATAAATGAACTCAAACCAGCCTGCACTTCTTCTATATATTGATATGCCCAATCACGAGAATCTGAAACAAATTTCAAAAAATCCTCATTAGACTGATCTTTGTCTGTTTTGTTTGTATTCCTTGTTAACTGCTGCAGCAATAAAGCCTCTAAGGTCTTAGCAATAATAACCTTGTTAGCCCTTTTTTGTATAACGTATAAAGATAAGAAAAGCAAAGTTAGAGAAGACAAGATACATATAAAAATTAACTCAATCATAATTCTTTACCCCCTTCTCTTACTAATAGAACAATCGCTCCATTATCTTCTAGTGCTTTTTTAACACGGATCATATACTCTATTGCCTGCTTTTTCTTTTCAACTGTTTCAAGAGACATAAAGACTTTTTCTTTTGCTTTAACAGTTATGAATGTGTCATTATCTACTAACTCTAAAGAAAATCCTTCAGGACATCTAAGAGATCTGAATGCTCTTCTCATCTGATCTGTATACATATTACTCCATTGTTAGGGACTGCCATGTTATTCCCCAGTCTGTCTTTGTCTTATGGCTAGAAAACTCTTTTGATATTTCCCCATTTTCTAAGTATACTCCACCCCAAACTCCCCACTCTTTTCCAGAAACTCCTACAGAAAAACATTCTTTTCTTACAGGACACTTAGAGCATAGCAAGTCTACGGCAGGCCTTAGTAATTCATCTTCTTCATACTTATCAAAGAATACATTTGTATCATAATCTAAGCATGCAGCATTATCTTTCCACTCATACTTATTCATATTACCTTACATACTTGTCAGGTATTTCCCATCCAGTTCTAGAAACGACAAAGATCTTTTTTAAGTGCCAAGCATTATTTTTTAATGCTCCCTGCTTTGATGTAAAGGCCTTATCTGACCTTGTCATCTCTACAACATCCCATCCATCCCAGGAAAGGTTGCTGTTCTTGGAAACAATTGCTTCCATTTTTTCAAGAGAACTGATTGATACCATTATGTGTGCTCCTTAGAAGTTGTATACGTTTGTGTTGATATTTTTTGATCTTGATAAATTTACTATTCGAGAAGTCTGCTCTTTTGGATTAGAAACAAAAGCAAAATGATTAAAACTGTTCATGTTTTCTTCAATCCATTCGGGAGTAACTCTAAATAATTTAATAGACTTTCCTCTAGACTTCATTCCTCTTTCAGAAAGGTTAACAAACTCAGATGCCATTGCACTAATATTTGATGGACCAGCAGTGTACAAGTAAAACTCCTTGTCGCTTTCTTCTAGTTCAGATAATGCGACTGCCATTGCTCTAAGAAAAATGTTGTAGTTGTTGAAACTAGTCGTTCCCTGCACCCCTACTATCATTGCTTATCCCTTCTCTTAGTTTGTCCAGTATGAATAACATCTTGTCTAATTGTACCTTATCCATGGTGCTCGTGTCAACTTGTATCGCAGAGTCTTTGCTGATCAAATTGTCTACCATTGGTGCTGTATAAAACCCATTGTCTTTAATCCAGTACGCTTCATTTTCAACAATGATAACTCTAACATTTTCTTTTTCTTGACGAATTTTTGACTGGCTTTTTCTATTTATCTTTTCAATATATTTTCTCTGCTTGGAGTATTGATTATGGATCATAGATTGAGTCATCATGGGCTCATAAACTTTTTCCTTTTTAAAGAAGACTATGTATCCTATTATTAATAATAAAGGAACAGTTAAAGCCAACGCTCCATACAGACTATTCATGAATGCCCCCAGATAACGATTGTATCACTTTTCTTTAAACCCTCAGTCTCCAGTTCATGGCTTTAGGACCTTGCTTTATCATTTGAAACATATGGTGCTTATATTGTTCTGTTAGTTCTGCATAGATTTCTGGATTTACTAACTCAAGTTTGTCTGTTATAGAGTAAAGCATTTCGCCTTTTTCATCTATTCCAGCCATCTCTATGGCACCTTGCATAATTAAATGCTCTACCATTGCTTGGCTTCTTAGGTTCATTACTTCCCAGACTTCTTTCTAGCCTTTGCAAGTGCGTCAAAGTCCTTAACCTTTGTGTCGCCCAGATATCCCCATGCATAGCCATCATTAATCATCATGTCATTTAAAGACACTGTGTCATCATTAACGTATATCCAACCCAAGATACGGCCATACTTTTCAGATGAATCCATCTTCTCAGTCTTGATTACAACAGATTTGGCATCTTTTAGAGCCTTCTTTAAATATTCTTTAGACTCAAGGCCAAGAGCCTTTTCCTTAAGATCTTTTGTGCGAGACTCAGGAGTATCAATACCAGCCAATCTTACACGAGATGAAAACAAAATGTCAAACCCTAAATCAATAAGAACGTCAATGGTATCTCCATCTACTACATTCTCTACTTTTCTTACATAATACTGATACATAATAAGCCCCCTTAGACCCAATGTTTAATTATAGCACTTACAGCAAGAATTGTCCACAGTATATTAAACCAAATAATTGTAGGCAAAGTCTTTACTGTCGATGACCAAATCAATGCAAGGCTTGATACCAATGCAAAGATGTATAGCCACCACCATTGCTTACCGAATAGTAAGCCTGGAAATATAATAGATATTTTTGTCATAAAAGCAAAGAACTCAACAGTGTTTGGCTTGTTCCAATACTCTTTGTGTCTCATTGTCTTTAGAGCATTAATCCACTCTGTTCTAAATTTCATTTTAATCCCTCCAAAAATTTCCTGTGATCTACACATTCTGACACCTTGTAGTCTTGATATTTCTTGTAATAGTCATACATATCAACACCCTTTTTATAGTCTGCAGAATTTTCTATATATGCTTTTGCAACATCTTTATTAATTGTGTTGTGTGCAGATCCCACAAAGGTCCAACTATTTGATGACCAGTGCTCTCCAGAGTCAAACTTGTTTGGAAGTCTGACATTCCACTTGTTAATTTTTTCTTGCAGATCTTTTGGCGCATTCTCATATGAAAACTTTTTCCAAAACTCTGTATCATTTCTTAAAGTCATATAGTGAAAATATATAAATTCAGAAATATTATTGTTCATACTAACTATGTTCTTGTTAAACTCTTGTCTTATCTCTTTCGAGTTCTCGAATAGCCATAGCGGATTGTCAAATATCTGTGTCAACTCTACAATGCTAACCCAAATTGATGTTGCTTCTAGTGGCTCAACAAAGTTTGCTGCAAGGCCTACTGCAACACAGTTGTTGATCCAGGGCTCTTCATAGCATCCAGCATTAAACTTAAAGCCACCCTTGTCTTTTCTTGGATAGGTTGGCTCATAGCCTAAGAACTCTTCTATCTCTTTCACTGCTGCTTCTTCAGAGATAAGGGATGAGTCGTAGACATACCCACAACCAAACCTGTTCTGGAGTGGAATCTTCCACATCCATCCGTATTTCATAGCAATTGCTTCTGTGTAGGATGGAATCTTATCTGTCATCTCAACAAAAAATGGAACAGCAGAATCTACTGGAAGAAAATCTTTATAACTTTTCCATTTAGAGTCATATACTTTTCCAATGATTAGCCTGTGAAATCCGCTACAATCAAAAACAAAATCACACATAATCTTTTCATCATTTTCTAAAGTTAAACCATTTACATAGTTATCTTTATCTAGTGAGACATTTTTTATTGTGCCATCAACTACTTTAATTCCTCTTTCTTTTCCTATTTCTTTTAGTCTATTTGCTAGTTTGGTAGCATTAAAATGTATAGAAATATTTCCTATTTTTTTATAATCATCTATAGGATCTTTTTTAGATACAAATCCGAAATCTCTCTTGTTTGCTTCCAAAGTAAAGGGGACTTTATTTGCTTCTGAAATTTTTTCTGTAAAGTCTATCTTCTTTACGCTATTATTTAAAGCAATGCTTGCTGCAATAAGAGGGCTATTAGAAAGATACCTATCGTACACAGCATCAAAGCCTAGCGACCTATCTGTTGTAGAAAAACCATGGTAATAAAACTCTCCATCATTGTTCCAATTTGTAAACTTGATTCCATTTTTAATAGTTGCATCACAATTTTTTATTAGGTCAGACAAAGGAATATTTAAATGGTCAAAGAAATCTGCAAGGTATGGGGTTGACCCTTCTCCTGCTCCCAAGATTCCTATTTCTGTTGACTCAATAACAGTTATGTTTAGGTCTGGGTATGATCTTTGGGCTTTAAGTGCAGTAAGCCATCCAGCACTTCCACCACCAACAACAACTATATTCTTTGTCATTACTTTCTCCCCCATTTAACCTTATTCCAACCACGCTCATGGAAGTAATAAAGGATTGTTTTTGTAACTACCTCGAAACTTGCGATTGCACCTGCTGTAACTGGTTCTTTGGTTATAAGCCAAGCAATAGCAAATGTATCTGCTGTTCCAATTATACGCCAGGTAATGGCCTTTAATGCTGATCTTTGTTTAGATACATTCATGCTGGCCACTCCATATTTTTAGGACCTTTACTGATTATGTTCCAAACCTTAGATACCCATCTCTTTACGCTTTTGCGTAGCCGATATAGCATGAATGTCTGCCCCCAAATCTACTTGTTCAATCTTATATCCGACATCTCTGCCATATACAATGTTAGTAATGTTAGGTAGTCTTAATACTAATGCACCATCCATAAATTCATCTTTGGCAATATACTCTTTTACCTGATCAAACTTAAGTGGATCCTTCTCGCTTGTGTTGTAGGTATTACGAACCCCAAGAAGTACCTGCTCTGTTCTTTTCCCTGCCTCTTTGTAAAGAGCGTGATGTCCTTCATGCCATGGCTGATATCTGCCCAGCATAAGGGTTGTAGGGGCTGTCCAGTCGTGTAACTGGCAAGCAGCAATGATAAGGTCAGCCTCTTCTTCTACTGTCATCCCACAGGGGATTCTGACATCACATGACTCTGGGTCTTCCCACATCTTGTTTGTATCTTCAAATCTTCCAGACTCAATTCTGTCTACCCAAATTAAAATATCTGGCTTACCAAAGGCTGCACGGGTTAGATCAGTTGGGCATACGAAATCAACTATCACTGGAGCAACTCCCTGCTTAGAAATAAGTCTAGCCATGTCTCCCATACGTCTTGCCTGTTCAATTCTGTCTTCAGGGCTAAAACCTAGATCTGAGTTTACTGTTGCACGAACCTCATCTGCATTAAGATGGATAGCGTTAATTCTTTCTTTGAGTGCCTTGGCCAACTCTGTCTTGCCTGCACCTGGCAGACCAATAATCTGAATAATCATTTTTTCCCTATCTCTGTGTTTGGCATAATGTCAATTAACAAATGTACCCTATCTATTTCACTGCCATTATTTACATAGTGAGTTCTTGAGTTGTTTATTTCCCAACATTCTCCAGTGCCCATCTTAACCCTATCATCTCCTACACCAAAGAATACACTGTCAGAAGTAACTACTGGGATGTGGTTTCTTCTTGAAAGCATTAGATAGTCTCCTGCATCATGATGATGTGCTATATCTTGACCTGCTTTTAACTTAATCAAAAGGACCATACCTCTGACACCCTTGTGGATTCTTTCAAGGTCTGAGATTATTGGCTCAAGAATTTCAAGCAGCCCAGTATCATTAGATGTTTTCTGAGTAGAAAATTCTTCTCCTTCTTTCCACATAAGATCTGCGGTATAGACAAAGTATGAGTTAGTATCTTTATGAACATAGTAGTTATCTTGTCTTGATGTATTGATAAACCACTCGTCAGAAAAACTATCTATATAGTTTTTGATGGGCTCAACATCATACTTACTGTGTTGCTTAAAGTTAAAGTCTTCTAGCGTCTTTCTCATTTTGCCTCCAGGGTCTGATTAAAATCTTTAGAATATCCAAAGTTAATAAAGTCAGAACTGTAGAAATCCTGAACCATTTTTATTGCCTCATCTGAATATTCTTGTATATATGATTCTACCACATAGTTGCCTACATTGTAAAATCCAAGTTCCCAGCCGAGTTCATCCTCTAACTCTTTTAGGTTTTCAAACTTATAAAGTCTTTCTACTTGAAGGATGTCCTGATCCATAATATAAAAAGACTGGGGTATGTGTAGCAGTGGGCTTATTGTAGATATTTTTCCTTGCTTAATGTTGTCTAGATATTGTGCAAAAGATATGTTTGTTTGATTAGTTTTGTTGTACTGCTTGTAACAACTGTAGGTTCTTGTGTATGGATTTCTTACAACAGCAAAAGAAAATACTTTTTCATCTATTAAATTTGCCTCTTTTAAATATGAGTATGGGTCATGATGCCTTGGCCATTCTCTCTTCCAGTTATCCAAATTGTTTTCATCTAATATTTTAGAAATTGAAGAGCCTGCAGTTTTTGGTATGTGAACAAACAAGACTGAACCATACTTTTTCCCTTTAATTATCATCTTGTTCAGACTCACTATTTATTTCTTTAACAAGTTTATGTACCATCGTATCGTTGTTCTGGTTCCATTCATCTTTAAAGTTAGTTGTGTTAGTGAACAACAATAGATCAGTTATCCCTTCATCCTTAAGATCAATTATTTGTTGTTTAACTGTTTGATAATTTCCAATTATTGACCACTTTAAGGACCTAGGGTTAAGCGCAAGTGAACTTTCTTCATACTCTTTAATATCTTCATCTGATTCTAAAATGGTTACATTAGCACTGACCATTCGGTTTTTAATGCCATCAAACTTTTCTAGATTTTCTCTGTATGTGTCTAGCATACACAAAGAAGTACCATTAAACATTCTGACAGTCTCTAAAGAGTAGTCAGAAAAACCACTAAAAACCATTGGTGGTCTTATTTTTGTTGGGCAATACATTTTGTACATGTTTACAAAATTTCTCAAGTATGTAGTTCTTTTTTGAATGCTATCAACTGACTCTGATTCCCCAAAGATGTCAAACTCTAAATCTGGCTCATCTTCTCTTTGATGAAAATCACCAGCCACCCAGTTAAACACGAGTCTGTTGCTATCTATTTGGTCATATCCTATAGTCATCATTCCAGCATACTGAGCACTTACGTGGTATGGCCTTAAAGCAATCATGTACTTTAATTTATTTCCTGGAATTAATGCTGCTGCAGACTTTATAAAGTAGTCTCCTTGTTGTGAATGAAAAGTTAGCAAGACTGACTTATATCCAGAATCCTCTAGTTTGCTAGAAAGATCTTTTAGTTCTTGTACATTTTTATGCTGATCCCTCAACATGTAATGAATCTTCATTACTGTGCTAGTTTTTCTCGCTCATCAATAACACTGATCATAAATGACATCATGCTATTGTAGCCATCTGGAATAGCCATGATTTTATTGTAGTGGTGACCACAGAAGAATAAATCTCCAGTTATTCCAGTAACCTTGACTAGTGCCTCTGCGTTGCATCGATCACAACGATCAAGGGGTGTAAGTGTCCATTCTTTTTCTTCAGCCTTGTCTTTGATCATACTAAACATTATACTACCGCTTTCTGTTATCAGTGGAATAAAATCCACTACCGTTGAATACTGCTCCTACATTAGAGTATACACGAACTAGAGGTGAATTGCAAGTTTCACATTTATATCCAGGATCGTTTTCTTGAATAGATCTTTCTTTGGTAAATCTTTGTGCACATGGCATACAATCATATTCGTACAGTGCCATAGGCTACTTCTTCTTTTTTGCTTTTACTGTCCAAACAGGTGCGTTAAGATTATCGCCACCCCAGTCATAGCCAAGTGCTTTAACAACAAACCTAATTATTTTAATACGCATTATTTAATTCCCTTTCCAAATTTAGCCCAGACTCTCTCATGTAGGTAATAGAATGTCATTTCTAATGCCATGTATGAAAGTGCGTATAGTCCAACATACTCCCATTCAGCCTCACCATAAATTATATGGCTTGCTGCAAATAAAATTCCAGCAACAAAAGTAAAATGTACAAATGGCCAACTGATTGTTTTTAGTACTGATTTCTTTTTAGATTCCATTATAGTGCCACAGGTCCCTTTCCTCCGCCACCAGATGACTTCTTTACTGCTGGCTTTGCTGATTTTTTTGCAGCATCTGCAGTTGTAGTCTTAACAGGTGTTGCTGCTAACTTGTTTAGTAGTGGAGCATTCTCTTCTCCAGTATAAACTGGACGGCCCCAACCAACTACAGCATTAACTAACTTCTTCTTGTTGTTTTTTACATATGCACGAGTCTTCTCTACGCACATTCCTCCGTTGCGCTGATCTCCCTTTGCAGTTCCTGAAGTGTTTCCTTCAATAACTTGGATTGTTCCATCGCCATTGTTCTTAATGCAAAGACCAACATGTGAAATACGATTTACACCATCATCTGGAAAATCAAAATAGATCCAGTCTCCTGCTTGTGGATCATCATTACGAGCATCTGACCAACGCTCATTCTTCTTAAACCAGTCTGATGCCTGAACTGTTGATGCAGACTTAGGGAATGACTTTACGCCTGATGTAAATGCACACCAAGAAACAAAAGATTGGCACCATGGCTGGAAGTTAACCTTAATCCATGCACCATACTTTGTTTCGTTATCTTTTGGGCCTTCTATTGTGCCCAACTCTTTCTTTGCAACCTCAATGATTGCTTCTAGACTACCTTTTGCTGCCATGATATGCCTCCTTATTGACATGTAGTTCTATTATATCAGAACAATAGCATGTCTGTCAACAGGGGGATATATTATATTTTTACTAGGGATGGATTAAGAGCAGACTTTGCTCCCGCAATAGCCTTTTCAATTTCAGAACAAACAAATGCAAACTCTTCTTCAAAGATTTCTGGAGATCTATCAGGTCCCATTGCTGGGCTCTTTCCTTCTGCAATCATTGCCTCTTTTAGAGTTTTTTCGATGTCATAGTTTAGGACTGTGCATGTAAAGTGCTTCATCACATATCCATCTTTATCAATTAAGTACTTCTCGTAGTTACCACCCATTTGCACTCCATCATAGAATCCAATGTTTAACCAAGGTGACTTAAATTTTCCTTCAACATTTCCATCCTCTAGAGAATCTCTCATTGATCGCAACTGATCCATTTGTGATGAAATTTCTGCATATACTTCGTGAGGTGGTAGCGTTGGCTGTCCTAGTCCGTTAGTTCCAGTACCTAGTCCATTTTCTAATACTTCATTTAATAACTCATGAGGAACTGAAGAAACCATCTCTGAGTACTTGAAAGTTGTGTTGTAAACTTCTTCTCCATACGCCTTTGAGTCTAGACCGCAAGTAATTCCTTGTGACCACTTTCCCTTAGTAACTCCTGGACCACAATAATCATTTGTTGGTATGGCAATAATCTCAAAGTCTTCACTGTTGTACTTGTCTTGAAGCATCTGAAGAACCTCTAGTTGGTTGGCGTTTCCACAACCGACTGTAGTATTCGCAACCAATGTAACCTTGCCCTTATATTGGTCAAGATGGTTCGGAGTGCCTTCTGCTGAGTTTAATTGGATGTCATATATTGATCTCATGACTATATTATAGCACATTTTATTGCTTATTTTACGCTGGCAGAGTGGCACGATCTTGTTTCTTTTAGATTATAACATTTTGATAACTAATTGTCCATACTTTTATACAACTGCTTTAGTCCTTTGAGTGTTCCTATGTCCATATATTTTCCACCTGGCTTTACAGCCCTAATATCTAGATTCATATCAATCCACTCCTGTATCTGTTTTCCTGGATGCTCTAAGTCTGGATTCAAATATCTGATCATATTTTTACGAAACAACATTGTCCCCCACATATCTGGGTAGTCACAATCATCTTTTTTGTCTTCTGAAGATAAGACCTTGTCTCCTGAAACCTGAACTTGCCCTACACGACCTTTTAGATCATCCCCACATTCCCAAATACCAAGCACTAAGTCTGCATTGGTTTCTTTAAACATTTCTTTATATATATTCCCTTGAGCATTAAGAATATAGGTGTCTGGCATTCCAACCAAAACAGTGTCGTTATAGTCTCCGATCATAAACTTAATTGCCTCAGACATTGTTGATGGCTCATGAACAATAAGTTTAATATTCATATCCATATTTTCAACAATTGGAACCCATTCAGATCTTGTAGATACACGAACTTCATCACAGAACTCAAGCATTTGTTCTACATGCCACTGTAGCAAAGACCTTTCATCAGATATTGGTAAGCAAAATTTTGGTATGCCACCAACTCTTGATGACCTTCCAGACGCTGGCAGTACTCCAATTATAGCCATTCTTGAGACCTTCTTATTTCTAAATCCCAATAACCAGGGATCTCAAAGTTTTGACTTTTTTTTAGCATATAGTATTTTTTATTATATAAACTTGTTTTTCCAAATTTTTCTTTTAATTGTTTATCACTTTCCACTGTTGTACCTGCTCCGCTAGGGCTAACAACATTAAAATACTTATTATCAAAGGATAAGTGCTTTCCATTTTCTTGTTTCATTACACGAAAAAGTCTTTCACGATAGTCATCGTCTTCAAATAAATATGGGTAGAAGCGTTCATCAAACAATCCAACCTGCCTTATCACATCTTCTCCAATAGAAAAACAACTAAAGCCCTCGCTTGATGTTACTAAAGAGGACTCTTTGCTAATTTCAGATAATAACTTTAATGATCCTGGAATCCAATATGTGTCTGCCGAAGTAAACACCCAATACTTTTCATGAGGGTATAGTTTGATGGTTAGATTCCAAGAACCAGACATTCCCAGGTTTGATGGAAGGTTTAAAACTCTAATATTTAAATCTGTTCTGCTGGGAACATAATTTTCTAAACCATTATTTATTATTAAAACTTCTTTGATTGGAAAATCTATTGACTTTAGGCTTTCCTCTAACAGATCATACCTATTTAATACTGGAATAGATAATACAGGTATCACTTAGCCTCCTTTTAAGTCTTTATATATTGTATCACGCTGCCCCACCTGGCCTCGATCCAGGGGCATCCGAATTAACAGTTCGGCACTCTACCAACTGAGTTATAGGGCAATGGGGCAGTTTAAAGTCATGCCTAGGACTATTATTTAGTTACGAATGTATGATGCAGTGCCAATTAAAATCTTTGGAAGAGATGTGAGATACTCACCAAATGTTTTAAATGTGTTGCGATTTACGTAAGATGCTGCAGATACTACAGTTGCTACAGAACTACCAGCAGTATCTGTTGGAGAACCGTTATACTTAGTAATGCGTACCTTGCCAAGTGCAACCATGTCAAGTCCAGGACCTGTGTTTGTTGCTGCCTCTAGTTGTGTTGCATTACCTAGTGCTCCCACGCCGATTACACCATTAACACATGAAGGGAATCCCACAACATCTCGTCGACGATCATTTCCTGTTGCAACAAAAACTGGAATGTTATTAGTGTTTAATGATGCTACTGCATTAATAACAACTTTATCTGTTGAGCATAGTGCAAGGTTTCCTGTACTTACTGTCGACTGACTAATTGACAAAGCATCAATGCTGTACTTTGCTGCATTTTGTGATACCCAATTAATTGCTGAAGCCAATGCTTTCACATCTCCTCGTGAGTTTCCAAGACTTGTGACATCGTTAAATCTAACAAAGACAATCTTTAGATTTGGATTTACTGTTAGGGCAGCCTTTACCATAGAGTCTCCATGGTAGGTTGCATTGTTTACAGACACTGGCCAAGGTGCAGATGCTGCTCCCTTTCCTTCCATAAACAGTTCTCCGTTAGGACAAGACATATTTTCTTTTGGGGTTGTTGACTTTACAGTTGTAAAGCAGACCTCATGAATAATTGATGGAAAGTTATTTGAGTTAATAGCAGAGTCAATAATCGCTAAGACTCTTTCATCTTGTGCTTGTGCTGGTGCAACTGCTGTAAATGCAATTGCAATTGATAGTAGTGCTAGTAGTGTTTTCTTCATTTTATTCTCCTTGTTTTTTATTGTTTGATTTTTAAAACTACTTGGCAAGGGTCTCCGCCCTCTTCCCATTCTTGTTGTTCTTCGTCTGTCATATAGGGATCACCCTCATGTGTATTGCAGAACGGTTCAGTTACCCATCCCCGTTCAATACCGTTTTCAAGCCAGATTTCAAACTCGTCAAAGTCTGATTCTATGTTCTGAATGTCCTTTAGGATCTCTTCAAATTCTTCGCTCATATACTAAGTATACTCCTATAGACTGACGATGTCAACTGGGCCCATGCATGATGGGTTAAATTTAATTGCAGCATTTACTGCTTGGACTACTCTATTCCTTGCATTTTTCTGCTTATCTGTTGCATATAAAACTCCATATGCATACTCTGCTCCAGACCCCATAGCAAGGTATGGGAGTGTATACTTAGATAAAGACATGTCCGCAGAACTATGCTCATAGATGTTTCCACGAACTGCAATAATTAAACCAAGGTCTCCATCTTTTGATGTATCAACCCAGAACTCGTTGTAAAATTCTTTTAGTTCTTTAATAAATCTTGTCTGCATAAACTTGTCTGTGTCTTTAATGTTAGGTGGTGTTGGCTTAAAGTTATAACGGATTCTTTCTCCGTCCATTGATCCAGCGTAACCAATAAGATAAGGACCTATCTTCCAAACCTTTGGTGCTTCAAGTGCTAGAATGGTGCCATCATCTGATGCCCCACGATCTCCAGCCATGTAAATTTTATCTTCATGGCGTACAACTGCAATACAGGTCATGACAGAGCCCTCTCCAGATAGGTGATACTCAAGTATACCATTGCCCAGAGAGGGCTGTCAACTACCTTCAATAATGACTAATTAGCCTTTTTGTCTACCGTCTTAAACGCATCATTGATCTCTGCCAATGTGAGTTTTCCATCGTCCAAAAAAGCCCTTGCCAGTCTTTCAATGACTGTTGCTACGCCTAATAGTCCTGCTAAGAATACTGCCTGCATTGTGTCAATTCCAACCACTGCTCCAGCACCAAGTACTGATAGACCAGATGCTGCAAAGACTGCTAGGATTCTCATTAAAATATTAGTGATTGCCTTTTGTGGGTGCTCCTTCTTAGGAGGCTCTACTACCTTTTTAGTTGCCATATTTAGTCCTCCTTTCTTAGTGGGATTGTAATTAGCCAGATTATTGTGGTTGCAAGTACTGCAATACCAACTATGTCTCTTGCTGATCCCGTTAATGTTAACCATGCAATAAAGAAGCCAAGGAGGGTAAAGGCTTGTGCGATTATCTCCACCCCTGCATCTTTTAGCCATGTGAAGAATCCCTTCACAACCTTTGTTATTATTTTCATATTACCTCCTCATCCCAATCATTACATTTGCAATCTGTGAAACAATGATTACTGGGATAATGACTTCCTGGGCTTTCTCTCTCTGATCGTCTGTCATGTCCATACCCAACTCAGAAAAATTGGATAGGAGTTCTGTAACATCCACTTCAAATACTGCACCAAGTGGATCTGCTAAAAATGCTTCTGTCTGTACTTCTGTTACTGCATCTGCTAATGTAAATGGCATTGGTGTATCCCCTGCTGATTCTGCTCTGTCAGTAAACTCAACAAATGCTTCAGCAAGTGCTGGGTTAGACTTCATCTGCTCAGCAATCTGTGCAACTTCTGACGGCTTAATACCAAGGTCTTCTGCAACCTCTACTTTTGCTTCTTGTGTCAATGCTCTAAGTGTCTGACTAACTGCTGTTACTTGTTCAGGGGAAAGAGTAACTAACTTATTATCCTTGCTTGTAAGGTTAGCAATAACTCCAGATAAATCTTCTGCTGTTCCTGTACCCTTTTCAGGAATGAGGGCTGCTAACACTTCATCTTTAATTTCTGCATCTGGTTCAGTCCAGGGATTATCTTCTGGCTCTGGATCTGGTCCAGGCTCTGGTGAAGGTTCTGGTGTAGGTTCTTCAGTAGGTTCTACAACTGGCTCTTCAGTTGGTTCTGGATCTGGGGTAACTTCTGGGGTAGGTTCAGGTGTAGGCTCATCTGTAGGGTCTACTGTAGGCTCTGGTGATGGCTCTGGGGTAGGTTCAGGCGTTGGTTCATCTGTAGGCTCATCAGTTGGGTCTGGCGAAGGCTCTGGAGTTGGTTCATCTGTTGGCTCTTCGGTTGGTTCTGGAGAAGGTTCTGGTGTGGGTTCTGGAGTAGGCTGATTGGCTGCAGCGTTGGCTGCTGCTTGAGCAATGGCAGACTGAATTTCTCTTTGTAGTTGATAATCATAGTAACGCCATGCATCATCAATAGCATTATTTAAATCAGTTATTGATTGATTATATATTTGTATTTTGCTATTCTTTAACTCTAAAGCATCTTCTGTATCTGCAACGGCATCAAGATGTTCCTGTGTCTTAGTTTGCAAAACCTGATTCATTGATGACAGTGTTGTATTCTCAGAGTTGTATACGCTTAGTTTGTCATTGTATACTGCCAATTTATTGTTATAGTTTGTTTGTGCTATAGCCTGTGCTGCAACAGCATCATTGTAAGCATTTATTTGTGATTGAGTTGGTCCTGATCCAGAAGAAAATGTATTAAGATTACAACTAAAGTTTTGTCCCCATACTCTTGGATTTCCAGCATAGTCACAACCTGCTCCAGTCCATCCTCCAGGAATTGCCCATCCAAGAAGGTAGGATCCAGGGCCTCCTCCGTTGTACCACCATATTTCTACATCTAAGGTTTTGTCTTCACTAACATCATATACGGGAGAGTAATCGCTCCAAGTTGTCCCTTGCTCTACCCAGTTATCAACAGCAAGTTGACCGTCAACATACATTCTAAAACCATCATCCGTATATCCTGCAAAGTAGGTTTGTGTAAACCATGAAGGGACTGTTATCTGTCCAGTAAATTTAACTATAAGGTTTTCGTATCTATTACCGCAAACTGGAAGTTGCATACTGCTTGAGTTCCAGGTGCCAGAACAAAGAACAGATCCTGGGGTAGCAACATTACCCTGCCTAACAAGAGTATAAACAGTGTATGCCAAACCTGTTCCCCCAGCACTCTGCATATTAGATTGTGTGGTTTGAACATTAATATTGGCTATGCTGAGTGCATCTTGAGCATCATTCTTTTCTTCAAGAGCGTTGTCTTTATGTTCAAGGGCCAAGGCTACTGTGGCTGTCTGCCCATCCACATTTGACTGGGCAAGGTTCTTTACTTCTAAGGCTGTGGCTTCTGCTTCTACTGCATCTTCGTGGGCATCATAGGCATCATCTTTAAGTTCCTTCGCATTTGTGGCTGAGGCAAACTTATTTTCTGCTATCTCTATAAGATCTATAAAATCATCTTGATAGCCAAGGTCATCTACGCTATCGTTAAGTTTCTGTATTTCTTGGGATGCTACTGTGAGTGGATCATCAGAGTGGGCTTCCTGGGGGGCTATAAGTAGCCAGCCAAAGGCTAGAACTGTGGCTGTTACTATTCTTAGTAGTCGTTTAATTACCTTTCCCCCTTGCAGACGACATGTCTGATAGGATGATTATACCATTTTATTGCACAAAAAAGGGGCTACCGTAATTGGTAACCCCTTTAATGTTGGACTAATTACTTAACTAGAGTAACCTTAGCCTTTGGATTCTTCTTGTTCCACTTTGTAGCAAGTGCATTGAATGACTTCTTCAAAGAAGAAAGTGCTGCTGCATTATCTGCAGTCAACTTAGCAATCTGTGCATCCTTAGCAGCAAGAGCAGCATCTGATGCTACCTTTGCATCTGCAAGTGCCTTATCTGAAGCAGCCTTTGCCTGAGCAACTGCTGTTGTTGTGTCGTCCTTGAACTTTGCAAGTTCTGCATTCTTAGCAGCAAGTGCTGCATCTGAAGCAACCTTTGCAGCAGCAGCATCGGCTGCAGCCTTAGCAACGGCAGCAGCAAGAGCATTCTCTGCAGCAATCTTTGCAGCAGTCTGTGCAGCAAGTTCTGATACTAGATCACGAACTGCAATCTCTGCGAATGGTGCAAGTGTTGGAGCAGTCAAACCAACTACTGCTGCTGCAACTGCATCTGATGATGTTGTTGGTGCAAAAGTAATTAGTGAGCGTGTTCCTGTTGTTGGAAGAGTAGCCTTAAAGGTTGCTGTTCCAAAGTCTGTTAGAGTAGCACCAGTTGTTACTGTTGCTGTATCCATAACTGCTGTTGAAGCAAATACGGTTGCTGTAATTGACTTGCCAGATACCTTGTTGCCAAATGCATCTGTTGCAGTTACAACTATATCCTGCTTAGTTCCTGCTGCACCTGCTGAAGGTGCTGAAACTGTTAGGTTGTTGATCTTGCCAGCAGTACCCTGTACATAGTATGTAAGAGTTGTTCCACCATTGTTAATTACAACGGTTCCAATTGCTGTTGTCTTTGTGTAGACAAAGAATGTTGCAGTTGTTCCAGTTCCTGTTGCAATTGTCAAAGATGATGATCCTGACGATGCTCCGACTGGTGCTGCTGATGTGTGTAGTGCTGATACGATTGTTGCGTTAGTTGCTACTGCAGAAACTGATGTTCCTGCTGCTACTGTTGCCACAAAGCGTAGTGCATCTGCTGCATCGATTGTGTTATCTGCTGGTACTGGCAATGTGGCAGGGGTAGCAATTACACCATTAGTTGTATTTGCTGTTCCATCTAGCGTTACCGCTACTGTCATTACTGTAGCATTTGCAGGTGCTACTGCGACCATGCCCAAAGTCATGGCTGCAACCACGGCTAGTGCGATTTTCTTGAATGAATTCATTACTTATTTCTCCTTGTTTATAGTGTTTTTAGTCTGTCCAGGTAGTCTTTTATTTCTTCTATCTGGCTAGGTTTATATTGTATCACGTTCTCAGGTAGTTCGTCAACTCGCTTAGGTCTATCCCTAAAAGTATGAACCTCTACTTCAGTGTCTATATTTTTTGGGGTATGTGATATTGCCCCAAATATTGCTCCACACACAGCATCAGCCAAGTCCTTTGACTTTTTGCGTGGGTGGTCAACTCTATCATTTTTCATAATCTTTAACTGGGTTAGTTCATCAAACAATAAATCAATTGCAGGCATGGCAAGTCTTTCCTCGTACACAAGCATAGCCATATCCTCATAGTGCTTCTTGGCAACAGAAACAGTATCAGTCTTCATTCCAACCTGCTTCAATTCATTTTGAATATCAAATGATTGCCAACGGTCAAAGGAAACCATTCCAATATCAAACCCAAGCCTTCTAAGATTTTGAATCCACTGTTTTACCTCAGAAAGATTAACAGGTCCTTCTACCTTTGGCTCCCACCATGCTACTGCATCCACTACTACAATTGGTGCCACCTGTTCGTAGTTATTAATTACCTGTATGTTTACCCATTTTTCTACATGTGCAATGGCTACCGCACACTTATCGTGCTTCTGTGCAAGGTCAGCGTGTACATAATATTTTTTTGTTGGGTCTGGCTTAAATGAATCGTCAAATCTTCTAAAGTTATCCACAGGGTTTCTTAATGTCATACATGCTCTTACCTTGTCTGCCTGCTTAAAGAATGCATCAGAAGCAAAGGTTGGTACACATGCAAAGCGCATCATAGCATCTCCAAGGTCTGTCATGAATGCAATCATAAAGTCATCGATCTTGCGTGTAGGGTTTACTTCCCATGTGGGTCTTTTTAGTGCGAATACCCCTGGATATTTGTATGAAATTATTTGATCTTCATCCCACGAAATTTCAAAGTTATTGTCTGGGCTATCTTCTGGTAGTAGTGGATTAATTGTAAACTTGTGACTTCTCTCTACCACTTCTTTTTCAGCAACAACATCATCATACTTTTCTGAAATAAAGTCACCTGGATAACGGGGGAATGATAAAAGAACTACCTTGCCAAGGTCAGGGAAGCGAGAGTCTACTGAACCACGGAAAGCCTTGTAGATATTATCAGCAGTCTTTCCTTGCTCATTTCCTGTTCCAACTTCAGATGCGAAACCAGAAATCTCATCAAGAACTGCAAGCAGAAGGTTTAGTCCCTCATGTGATTCACGCTCTGAGTGACCAGAGTAAACGGTAATAGATTTGTCAAACTCAATTGAGTCAGCCTTTGCATAATACTTTCCAGCAAACCATGGCGATCTTTCGATCTTTGATTTAAAACCTTTAAAGAAAACATTCTTTGCTTGTTGAGCGTTAATAGCCACATTGATTAGGTCGATAGCATCTCCAGAGGGCTTACCAAAATACTTTGCTGGGTCTTTTAAACATAATAGTTTATATACGATGTATGAGCATGCTACGGTTGATGTAAAGTCTTTTCCAGATCCCTTCCCAAGTTGCAGGATGATTTCATTCTTTGTGTACTTGTTGTAGTACTGAGTGCCCTTTTCTTCACCCATCATATTAATCAAATCTTCTTTACGATAGATCTGGCTCATTGCCTCAACAATATCGTACTGAATATCAGATAATGGTGGTTGTCCAAGGTACGCTTCACCCTCAACAAATGTTCTTGCGTCTACTGGCATCTCTTGAAAGTGATCATCCTGTAGTGCTTCAAGAAACTCATTGAACATCGTGGACAACTGTAATCACCTCATTGTCTTTTGCAAATGCAGAAAGCCTACGCATAATCTCATCACGAACCTGTGGATACTCTGACGCAATGTCTTTTAGGATAAGAACAAGAATCTCTTGACGCTTCTCAATTTCCATCATCTCTTCAGCAAGTTCTTTATTCTCAAGTAGTCCAGCCTTTTGAAGCATGTCAATACGCTTAGACTCAATGTCCATCACAAGTTTGATTGCTGCAGTTTTAGCACTAAGATTATTTGTCATTGATGCCTCATCAATAACTTCGTATGTGCGAGAAACCAACTTGCTGTAGTGAGTATCTGCTGCTGCTAATGCTTCTTTAGCACGAGCACGGATAGCATCATTTGCAGATGCCATAACCTTCCATTCATTAATAAGTGTTACAACTTTTTGTCTTGGTATAGAAAGTTGCTTAGAAATAACTGTTGGATCATTACCTTTTAGGTATTCTTCTACTACTAGGTTGACTTGGTCAAGATGCTTAACGAGATCGTCTTCAGTTGACATACTTGCCTTCTAGTCTATTTATTTCATCTTTAATATAAAAGATTGCTTTCTCTAAATCTTGTATGGTCTTTGCCTCATCCTTAAGTCCTGCTCTCCAAAGATATTTAAAAGCATTACCAATATTAAAATTACGATGACGAGTTATCTCAATACACTCAATACCAGATGGGTCTGATGTGTAGTGCAGTGGATTATTTACTTGGTCAACTGTTATGTTTAGATTGTCACTCATAAGATTCCTCTTCGTCAGACTCCCAATCAAATGTTTCTGGAATACCCTTTAACGCAGCAAACGCAAACGCAAAACCAACGCTACCTGCAACGGCAAGTGCTATCAATGCTTTTTCAAATTTATTCATCGTTTTGATTTCCTTAGTCCAAACTTAGCAAGGTAAACATAGACAGTCTCTAGAGAACATCCACATTCCTTTGCAATCTCTTCTGGAGTCTTCTTATCCATAAGATATCTCTTACGCATAAAGACTTCTGATGTATATAGTTTAGCAGCCATGATGTTATTTGTCAACTCCAATTGCTTTCCCCCAATTTTTTAGTGACC